TTAAAATTTATACTGTAAACCTATGGCGATGGTCTGATTTTGGTGAGCAATGCCGGCGCTATTAGCTGCATTTGCTAAAACACCTGCACCAGAATCGATTATTTGTGTATCTCCCTTTCCTTCGGCGTGCCTGTTCCAAGACGCTTCAACAAATAATTTGGTGTTATCGGTCACGTAGTAACCCACATCAACCACTACCGCGTAATAGCGAGAACCTTTGCTGCTGTCTTTAAATGAAAGTTGGCGTAAATAGTGTTCATCATTACCATAGGCATTTACCCAACGGCTGTATTTCAGCAAAGTATTAAACTCAAATTTTTGGTAATGATAGCGACTGACTAAGCCAAGATAGGACATTTCAAATTTTTGTTTATAACCAATGCCGGTAACACTATCAGACGCTGTAAATAGGTTATTGCCATTATTGTAATTATAGTTTCCACCATAAGAGGTCCAACTATTGTTATTGCGCTGATAACCGCCCATCAGACCAATACGGTAATTTTTTTGCTTTAAAAACCAAAATTTCGTATTAAGATCGATTTCATTAGCATAATTCAAATGGGTTTTTTCATGATGAGACCAATCAGTCCACTTAGATTGCCCTGGCATAGTCCAATCATAATCATCCATGACCCCAGTGCCGGAGGATAATGTGGACCATCCTCGTGCGGTTAATGTTAACCGTGATAACAGATCCCACGATATATCTACTTTTACAATAGGTATATTTTCTGCTTTCCAGTCTATCTGACTTAGCTTGTGGCCATTATATTCGGGCTGATAAACAAACTCTTGCGATTCTGCATTCAATAATCCCAATGAGGTGCTAATAGCCAGATCCTCTGTTACATCCGAGTTATAGCTGGCTACTGCCGTATGGCAGGTGATAATCAGCGGTAATACAGAAAGACCTCTCTTTACCCATCTATTCTTTTCCATCATTAACCTTTAATTTTGTTAAAAAACGATGGTAAAAGTTAACATTGATGGGAGATTAAATTTTTAAATTAAAGATTAAAAGAAAATTAAAAGGATTAAACGATGACTTAATAATGAACCAAGATGACGCATTAATATGAGCCGGGCCTGATTACCCGGCTAAATCGTTTTCAAAACTCATTAACCAGCCATTCATCGGCCTCATCAAACATTTCTTCAACTAACCGGTTCAGTACTGATTTTTCTTGTTTATTAGCATCTGTGTTGATGCCATTGGCTTGCATTGGTTTAACCTTAACTTCAGCATCAGGAAACACCCGATGCACGCGCTTGGTTAACTCTGCCTTAATCATTTCAGCGGCGTTGGGCAGGCCGGCGACATTCCGTTTGTCATAAATCAATTCAACACGCATGACTTTTTCCTGAATGAATGGATACTGTATTAATATACAGTATTGGTGGGCGCCAGACAACGCCGTTTTACACGCTTTGAAGCGGAAAAATAACATTTACTGGTTTTTTAGTGCAAATAAAATAACCGCAGGTGATTAAAGATGGAAATCACTGGCGGTTATTTTTTGTGTGAATGTTTATCTGGTTGTTTATACAAGTGATTTATATTTTCCAACCGCAGTCGGGTATCGGTATTTATCAAGGTGGGACTAATTTATTTCCAGCCAACGAGCATCAACCACCACACCCAGTATCTTACAGTTACCATTGAGTTCGATTAATCGGTAGGAGGGATTCAATGGTTTCAAATACTTAACGCCAGCATCAACAATGAGTTTCTTAAATGTTGCTTCGTTATCGTCAGTCAGTTTGGCAATAACAAAATTACCGGGTAGCGGCTCTTTTTCCGGGTCAACCAGAATAATCATCCCTTCAGGAAAACTGATCCCTGAAGGAGATGTCATCGAGTCTCCTTTAACGCTGAGCCAAAAAGCGTTGTCATGGGCATTTTTGGTCGATTCAGGCCATATTTCAATATCACGCAGTGTATAAGGCTCTATCGCTTCATACCAGTTACCTGCGCTTATCCAACTGATTAACGGATAGCTGTTAGCAACTGATCCTGCCGGTTTATCATTTAGCCCACTACGCGCCGAGATCGATAAACTTTCAGCCATTTTTGCTAATTCCTTCGCCAGAGAAGGACTAAAGCTGCTGATGGGTTCATTGAGTATTTTGGCAAAAGCGGCGGCGTTGGTCACATTGAGCGGGTTTATGCCGTTGAGGAATTGGTTTACGGCACTTTGCCCAACCCCTAGTTCGTGCGCAACAGACTCTTGGGATATACCCAGCGCTTTTTTCTTGGCATTAAACAGCTCTTTCAGCCGCTTAGCGTCGTCCAACTGTTCTGGCGTCAATGGCTTCTTTTTCATTAGTCAATTTTATTACCGTTAGCAATAATATCCAATCATCTGCGGTGTTGACTATAAAATCACTTGCGGTAATAATCAACCAAAATATATAAGGGAAACGCATGAGACCGTACTGGCGTGTATCGCTGCGATCCAGAGATGTAGCATGGGTGTTCCGGTTTATCACAAGAAGACGGCGGCCAGACTTACGGTGGTTTCCGTTGTTGAGCAATCGATAGGCTGAGGTGTCACTACGCTGCCCCGCCTTTTGTGGAGTAATTATTTATGAGTTCAATAAACGGTACACAAACCGGAAGCCACAGTCAGCAGAACCAAAACATGAGAGATATTCAGCTAGTCTTGGCGCGCTGGGGTGTATGGGCAAGATATAGCTCCGGGCTGGATTATTCATCTATCGCTGCGGGCTTTAAAGGGTTATTGCCTGATACGTCTAAGAGTAAGGCATCTTGTTGTGATGACGATGGTCTGGTTGTCGATGGTTGTGTTGCTCGATTAAAACAATACCGGCCAGATGAATATGAATTAATAATCCGTCATTATGTGCTTAATCAATCTAAGCGGGCAATTGCTCGTCAGCAGAAAAGAGATGAAAAACTGGTGCGAATTAATATGCAAATGGCGGAAGGCTTTGTTGATGGCTGCCTGGCAATGTTGAATGTGAAATTAACCATGGACCCTTTAATAGAAAATTTACATATTTATGAAAAAACACTAACGCGGTCCGCAAAAAATGTATTAGTTTGATATTACTGGTTGGTTTGTTACGCAATTATCATAATTTAAAATCTCGCTTTGGTGAGATTTTTTGTTTTTTAGTTGATATGAATTTAACTAAAAATAAATCTATTTTTTATAAGAAAACACTAACGCGGTCCGCAAAAAGTATATTAGTCTGATATCACTGGTTCGTTACATACTGATTAAGAAAGAGGAAAGCCCCGCATGGTCGGGGCTTTCCTCTTTCTGTTAGTCATACGCGGCAGTGTATCGACTTGGGAGGTATTAAATGAATGAACAAAATCAACTGCCGTATTGGTGGTCAGGATCGCTTGCTCTATTTTCCGCGCTGAGTTTACAGGATTACACCTTTATTCTTGGTACTATTATCAGCGTAATATTTACCATCAAAACTTATTACGTCAATTTACGGGAAAAGGACGCAATAATTAAAGAAGAGCAGAGACGAACAGAAATTCTACGGGATTTTCTGCGTAACAAAACAGTAGCTGATATTCCAGCCGCAATTGCGGTATGTAATGACGCGCTGCACAAAATGGAGAGCTGACATGACGCCTTCATTACGTAAGAAAGTTTTGGGGGCCGCAGCCGGTGGGGCGGTTGCCATTGCCGGAGCATTGCTGGGTGGACACGATGGTTTTGAAGGGCGTCAGTACACAGCCTACAACGACGTAGTGGGCGTAATGACTTTGTGTGATGGTCACACCGGTAACGACATTATTCAGGGCAGACGGTATAGCGATCAACAGTGTGATGCGTTATTACAGCAGGATTTACTCGTGGTGAAAAAGTGGGTCGATGATGCAATACAGGTACCTGTGGGCGATTACACCCGCGCAGCACTCTATTCATTTACCTATAACGTCGGTAAAACCGCATTTATTCACTCAACCTTATTAAAGAAACTCAATAGCGGAAATATTGCCGGAGCATGCGATGAGTTGCGGCGCTGGATTATGGCCGGCGGCAAACGCTGTCAGGGTTTGGTTAATCGGCGTGAGATTGAACGTGAACTTTGTCTGACACCGAACCTGACGGCAATGAAAGCCAGGGAGGGCAAATGAATAGGCAAGCCATCACCACGGTGTTGCTAGCGATATTACTCATGGGACTGACGGCCAATACTTATCGCCTGAGTGCCAAACAGGTGCAGGAGCACGCGGAGTTACAGGTTGAACGGGCTGTTAATCAAACATTGGATAACATCATCGCTGCCTATCAGTTAAACGATGCGGCTAATCGGGCCGCCGCTGCACGGCAGTTAGAAAATGAAAGGGTACTGCGACATGAAACTGAGGATCGTCTCAAGCGTTTTGTGGCGGCAACCGCAACTGACAACTGCGCTGTCAGCCGTATGCCTGAGTCTGGCATTAGTATCTTGCGCGAATAAACCAGCCCTTCAGGTGGTGAAATCCCCCCAGTTACTGCCACCTGAGTCGGCGATGACCGCGTGTGAAGTCCCAGAATTTGTTGGTTCCACATGGGGTGACAGTAGTTTATATGCGCTAGCACTCAAGCGAGAGTTACGTATCTGTAAAGGGCGGCTTGATGAGGTTATTCGTTGGCGTAATAACCAAATCGATAATCCGTTAACACAGTGAGATGACAGGTTTATCCCCGAACGGGGCAACCATTTATCAGGAGAATAACCATGACAGGTAATGATGTTGGATATCTCATTTTTTATCAGGTGAGCCTATGAATGCAGCACAAATCAGGCAACTGGCCGCCGCCGCATTATTGGGCAAAACAGATGCGGAAGGTCGTATCTATTCAACTGATGCATGGCCGGTAACCACTTATCCGGCCATTTTGTTACAGACACCGCATGAAGTAAAAGAGCCTATTGGCCGCAACGTACCGCAGTTTAATACCATGACCACCTTACGCATTAGCGGGCATATCCAATTGAGTGAGGCGGCAAATCGAGTCACGGAAGCGGCATCGGCACTAGAGCGTTTGTGTGAACAGATTCAACGGGCAGTGATTAATAGTTACGAACTGACTCGCCAGATTCAGCAATTTGCCAAAGTGCGAACCACGATGGGCATCGATACCAGCAGCGAGCAACATTTTGCTGAAGTGAAAGTAGAACTCGATCTCGAGTATTACCAAGGACCGGAAGACTTCTTCCCAGTAGAAACCACGCCACTGGCAGGTATCGACATTGCGATTGATATGCCTTATGGCACCACAGACCCGCTGATCGCCATCCCCCTTTCGGAGTAACCCTATGTTCGTAAAACCGATGACAGGCCGCGCAGTGCGTGACCCGGTCAAGGGCACCTTTTTGCCTGAATCTGGCGCAGAGGTTCCTGATAACCCATTTTGGCACCGTCGTATTCAAGACGGTGATGTGGTGCAGGTTACGGTAAAAACAGCGAAACCTGCATTTTAAGTGTTAACAATGGAGAGTAAAAAATTATGACAATTCCTTTCACTAATATTCCGAGTAATTTGCGTACGCCACTGTTCTTTGCCGAGTTTGATAATTCTCAAGCTAACACGGCGAGCACCTCTCAACGTACTTTGATTATTGGGCAAACTCTGGCGGGAAGCACTTTGCCCGTCAACGTACCGGTGCTGGTTTCATCTGCCGCCACCGTTGCGGGTCTGTGTGGTGCGGGTTCAATGCTACATGGGCAAATGGCAGCGTATCTGGCCAATGACCGTGCTGGCGAAGTTTACCTTCTACCATTGCGCGACTCTGAGGCTATGGTTGCCGCTATTGGTAAAATTACCGTGACGACCCCAGCATCAGCAACCGGTGTTATCTCACTGTATATCGGCGGTATTCGTGTACAAACCACGGTTGTGCCGACTGATGATGCTAATACCATCGCTCTGGCGCTGGCGGCGGCAATCGAGAACAAACCTGAATTGCCGGTAACGGTTGCCCACACTGGTGATGGCGTATCGGAAGGTGCTGTTGTGGTGCTAACGGCCAAAAACAAAGGAGCACATGGCAACAATATCGATCTGCGTTTGAACTATCTGGGGAGTGCCGGTGGAGAGACAACGCCGGAGAGTCTGGTGTTGTCGATCACCCCGATGGCGGGTGGCGCAGGCGCACCTGAACTGGCAAGTGGTCTGGCAAACTTACAGGATCGAACCTTTGATTTCATTATCAACCCTTACACCGATACCGCGTCATTGGATGCTATCAAGGCATTCCTTTCTGGTAGCACCGGGCGCTGGAGCTATAGTCAGCAACTGTATGGTCACAGCTTTGCCGCTCACTCCGGCACCTATGGTCAACTGACCGCGGCCGGTGAACTGCGTAATGACCAACATGCCTCACTGCTAGGGATCCATAACTCGCCGACACCGGCTTACATCTGGTCAGCCGCGTATGTTGGTGCCATTGCGCAAAGCTTGCGTAATGATCCCGGTCGCCCACTGCAAACGTTGGCAGTAAGTGGTGTATTGGCAGCACCTCTGTCTAGCCGTTTTACCCTGACTGAGCGGAATAATTTGCTGCATAGCGGTATTTCAACCGTGACGGTGGCGGACGACGGGACAGTTCAAATCGAAAATATCATTACGACTTATCAGACCAACAAATACGGTGCTGCGGATGATAGTTATTTGCAAATTGAGACTTTGTTCTTATTGATGTTTGTCACTCGCTACCTACGAACTCAGGTGACCTCGAAGTTTGCTCGCATGAAGTTGGCTGCCGATGGTACCCGCTTTGCCCCAGGCTCAGCCATCATCACGCCGAATATCATCCGTGCCGAGCTGATTGCTCAGTATCAGACACTGGAATTTAATGGCTATGTTCAGGATGCCAAAGGTTTCGCCCGTGGCCTGATAGTTGAGAAAAATGCCAGTAATCCAAATCGTGTTGATGTGTTGTGGACCGGCGTGCTGATTAATCAGTTGCGCATCTTTGCGGTTCTGAATCAATTCCGTTTGCAAGCGGCTGTTTAACCCTTAGCCATTTAACACACCAAGAAAAAAGGAAATAAATTATGAGCGATACTTCAAACCGCCTGGCAGGTACGGCTTATGTCACCGTTGATGGCATTACTATTATGGTGGCCGGTCAGTTCAAATACAGCCCTTCAAAGGTAAAACGTGAAACCGTCATGGGCATGGATGGGGTACATGGCTATAAAGAAACCGTGGTGGCACCGTCCATTTCCTGCACTATCCGTGACAGCGGCGGGGTCTCTATCAGTGATTTTAACGACCAGACCAATGTCAATATTGTCTGCGAATTGGCGAACGGCAAAACCATTATTGGTAGCGGTATGTGGTCGGTGAGCACGTTGGTGGTTGACAGCACTGAAGGCACGGTTGATGTGAGCTGGGAAGGCGGTTCGGTGACGGAGAATTGATATGACTGTATTGGAGCGCAGTAAAACTATTTCACTGGTGAAAGCCATTCAACACGACGCAACTAAGACCACCTACGAGGTGGTCGAACTTAGTGAACCGACACTGTTGCAAGTACAGCAATTCTACGATGAACAAACCAAATCAGGTTCGCTCAGCGGTATGGGATTGCTGATTGCCTTAGTCTCAGGGGTGCCGCGTGAGGCTATCAAGAAAATGGCTTTTACCGACTATAAAGCCTGTGAGGTTTATATGATGGGTTTTTTAGCCTACTCCCCAACAGGGGGCGATGGCGCGAAATAATCGCTGACGTCACTTACTATTATAGCTGGGGGCCGGGCGATGCCTGGTCCCTGACCTACAGTAGCTTAATGTGGTGGTGCCAGCAGGCCGGGCGGATTAATAAAATTAAGGCTGGCAAAAATGGCTAATAGATACAATATGAATACAATTTCTCCATTATCTAAAATACCGCCTCAAATATTCAGTAACTATAAATTAGTTGGTGGTGGAAACGCAATTATTGCTGTTGGAACTGCGGGAGTGAAATGGCTTAATAACGGTGCTGATGAGGCCCATAAAATAAATACCGCAGCGAGGAACGTTAACGCACCTATTGATCAATTTAGTCAAATAAGTGGCGCTATGCGTATTCGAGGTGTTGAACAAATGGCTGCGATAAAATCAACTGAGCAACTTTACAGCAATTTGAATAATATGTTATGGGGCGATAATGATCAGGGGTTGGCACAGCTACATGAGTATGGGTTTGACATTATCAGTAATGAAAATGGCACTGTGGATGCTACTGCAACAATAGCTAAAATTGCCGAGGATTTTCCACAAATGGCACCCAAGGCACAAAGTAAACTGACGAATGCTCTGAAAATAGACGGTAATACTATTGAGTTGCTGCGAGAGGGGGTGCAGCTAAAAGATTTGCTGGCTAAATCGACTCTATTAGGCTTAACCATTGATCCTGAGCTTAATAAACAATTGACAGAGTTAGACCAGAACACCGATGAGTTAAGTGCTGCTTGGGATGGTTTGAAAGATAAGCTATCTAACATCGGATACGAAATTCTTGTCTCTGATGGCTCTGTGGCTGATGGCATTGGTGGTTTAACTGACACGCTAACTTATGGTCCAGATAATTTTTCCATAATGCGTACTTTAGGGATAATCAGTGGTAATGACTCGGCGAAAATGCGATGGGCATATAATAATGCAGATTTTAAAAAACAGCTTAATTGGTATGAAATAACCATGCTTAATAGTGGTTTTATGACTGATGGGTTTCGTAAGAAATATCAGGATCATATTAAGCCCAATGATACAGAGAAAATAAATTTTCAGACTGAAAATGCAGGGGTTATTTCTGGGCTTAGGCCAATTAAAATTGAGTCTACTCCATTAACCGATCTTTTTAATCTGGGATCTGGGGCTGAAGTTGAAACTCAAACACAAATGCAGAACACCTGGAGCAACAACCGCATAACTGAATTCGGTGCTGAAGATCCCTATTCCCTTAGCCCCTCGTCTTCTCTTGCACCAGATAATAATATAGGCAGCATCCCTACAACTGAATCACCTATTTACACTGACTCAGCGGGGGGCGTTAACGCTAATGCTATTGCTGATGTTATCGCTACCGCAATGCAGAATAATCGGGTGCAGATTGAATTGACGTTAATCGACAGTCGAAGCGGTGAAAGCTTAGTGATCCCAGCTCAGGGAGGCAGCAGAATAGCTCACGCCATGCAGATGTAATTCCCTATGAGTATCCGTAAAAATTAACCAATTAGCATATCGATATAACCCGCTCCGGCGGGTTTTTTATTTCCTAACGTCTACTATCGGACAGGAGAATGAAATGTCACTTATCAATAACGCACTATCAGCGCTCTTGGGAGGAAGCGACGACAGTTGGCAATGGTCGGAACACCTCCATCAGGCCTCCTTTCGGGGCGTGCCCTTCGTGGTCCTGAATAGCAAGGGCCGTTTTGGTCGTCGCCAGGCAGTGCACACTTACCCTTATCGCGATACCAGCTATATCGAGGATATGGGGCGCAGTACGCGGAACATTGTTTTGACTGGATTTTTGGTACAAAACAGCCAGATCTACGCCGCTCCTGATGTAATGACTCAGCGCGATTCATTGATCGCAGCTTGTGAAATGGCAGGACCAGGGACATTGGTTCACCCAACGTTGGGTGAGATGACTGTCAGCATCGCTGACACAGGGCTGGAAATTGATGAAGGTGTTGGTAGCGAGCGGGTATTCGCGTTCAGCTTAACGGTTATCGAATCCGGCTTACGTGCCTTTGCCATCACCGGTATGGCTGAAATGAGCGCATCGGTCCACTCCTCTTGGCTGGGGCTGAGCGCCAAAGCCGTCGCTGGTTTTATCTCAACGGTAAAAGGAGAGATGCGCTCCGCCACTCAGGTGATAAAAACCCTGAAAAATACAGCGGAATTTTGGAGCCGAATGGTATCGAATACCGCCGATGAGGCCAGTAATCTGGGTAACGCGCTGCGCTCAACCTTTGGCCGAAACCGCTATGGCCGCTTTAACCACGGTACTGTCGGTGGCAGCAGTTCGGGCGCGACAGAAGCCGTGAACCGGCAAAGTGATACTACTAACTTACCCATGTTAGTGGCGCAACGGTTGGCGGTTATCGTTGAAGGGCGAGCGGCAATTAGTACTGCCGTGAATGAGTTGCTTGCGACTAACAGTGTTGAGGGGCATGCCGACAAGTTACTCACTCTGGTTAACACGCTGCTAAATGGCGGTTTTAGTACGCTGGATGTTATCCGCGTGATGGAAAGCCTGGCGGCAGCTCACGACGACGCCTTCCGAGCCAATAGCAGTGACCTCGCAATTGCTGACGCCAGTCATCATTTAATGGTGACCTTGTGCGCCGGAGGGATGGTCATTGCGGCGGCACAATATCAGCCGGAAAGTTATGACGATGCTGTCGCTGTACTTGGCAGGGTCAGTAAGGTGATCGATAGCTCAGCACTGGCCGCCGCCGATCGCGGTAATGATGAAACCTACCGTGCGCTAATGCAAATGCGCGAATCTATTGTGGCGCTATTGCAACAGTCAGGAGCGAATTTATCCCGCATCGGCGAGGTTAGTTTTAACCGCTCGTTACCCGCACTGATGCTGGCGAATCGGTTATATCAGGATGCACTACGCGGCGACGCATTGGTGAAAATGGCGAATCCGATTCATCCGGCATTTATGCCAATTCGGTTTAGGGCATTGAATCTATGAATAATAAGATGCCAAGAGATGACTTAACACTGGAGGTAGGTGGCAGAGCGATCACCGGTTGGAGCAAAGTTCAGGTCACGCGGAGTATTGAAAAATTACCCAGTAGCTTTGAGTTATCGCTGATGGATCGTTATCCCGCCAGTGGGGGGCAGCAGTGGATTAACCCTGGTGCTCCTTGCGTGGTTAAGTTGGGTAATGATGCCGTGTTAAACGGCTATATTGACAGTTGGGATTGCGCCATTGCGACCACAACGCACCAAGTCAGTGCCTCGGGGCGTGGTAAGTGCCAGGATCTGGTGGATTGCTCCGCTGAGTGGACAAACAGCGTAATTAGCCAGTCCACGGTGTTGCAGATTGCGCAAAAGCTGTCCGAACCTTACGGCATCAAAGTGACCTCTGATATTACGGATATGACCATTGTGCCGAAATTCACCCTGAATTGGGGGGAAACGGCGCAAGCGGTTATTGATCATGTCACGCGTTCCGCTGCATTGCTCTATTACGACCAGCCGGATGGCAACTTATATCTGACCCGCGCTGGAACGCATAAAGCTGCAAGCGGTGTGGCGCAGGGCATCAATATTCTCAATGCCAACCTTCATACCGATATCAATCAACGCTTTGTTGATTACACCGGCGTGGTGCTCTCTTCCAATGCTGCAGCCAGGCATTCGGCCTCGGGTGGGGATAACACCTCGGTGCGAGTTACTACGCGAGACACACTATTGGCTGAACAATTTCCGGCCCGCCATCGTAACCGGGTCATTATCGTCGAAAGTACCGTGAACTCGCCACATTTGCTGAAAGATTGCATCGAATGGGAAATGAACCGCCGCTCTGGTCGCGCCAACGTCTTGACAGTGCAAGTGGACAGTTGGCGCGATCGTGATGGCCGGTTATGGGAAGTTAATACATTGATTCCAATAACCATTCCAGCATTTGGGCTTAATGATGAGCTGTGGTTACTATCGGAAGTGGTTTATGCCAAAGATGAGAAAGGGACAACGAGCAAAATGACCTTGATGCCACCTGCTGCCTTCACCTTCCAGCCTTACAACATTAAGTGAAATAGGGGGCTAACTATGAATGACCTAACCGGGCAAATTTCGACCCTGTACCGGCAGATAAAAATGCTGTTGGGACTTGGGCGAGTGAGTGCCTTTGACGATAGTGACGGGATACAAACCGTGCAGTATCAGACCCAACTGGAAGTTCACTCCGATACCCCAAGGCTGGCTGAGTTTGGTTTTTCATCGGGATTGCCAGCTGGCAGTGATGTGGTTATCGGTTTTTTGGGAGGGGACCGATCCAACGGCCTGATCATCGCCTCCAACCATCCGGCTTATCGCCATTCAGGACTCACCGCCGGGGAAACAGTGATTTATTCCCAGTGGGGACAATTTATCAAACTGACGGAAAGTGGGGTATTCATTGAGGCGAACAACCAGCCGGTGACAATCAATAATGCTACCGCGGTGACGGTAAACGCATCGGTAAAAGTACGGCTGAATACGCCGTTGCTTGAGGTTAGCGGCGATATTATTGATAACGCAGACAATAATGCCATCACGCTGAAAACCTTACGTGACGCCTATAACAGCCACAACCATCAACTCAAAAATGTACAGTCGGGCAGCGCGACCCTTACCAGTGAAACGCCCGCTAAGGTGGTGTGATGACAACAGATATTAAAACGGTTTGGGATGTTGATGCCTCATTGGGGGATTGGCAGACAGGTCACGGGGGAGTGTTGGATGGCGATGATTTGCATACCGCCATTTTATTGAGCTTGTTTACTGACCGCTTGGCGCGAATTGATGATGCTATTGATGGCGATGATCGCCGAGGCTGGTGGGGGGACAGCGGGGCGCTATCAGCTATTGGTTCGCGGTTGTGGTTATTGCGGCGGGAAAAACTTACCACTCAGGTTGCGATCAAAGCTGAGGACTACGCGGCAGAAGCATTGGCGTGGCTGACCGAGGATAGTGTTGTGACGGCCATAAACACCCGGGCACAAATAATTTACCCCAATACATTGCTGTTGATTATTGCTTACCAACAACCGGGTAAAACCCAATCTTCAGTGAAATTTTCATGGGTATGGGAGGAGTAATTCATGCCATTTAATCGACCCACATTAAGTGAATTGCGACAACGCAATCAGTCTTATATTCAATCGGAACTGAAAACCGGCGGCAACTTACTGCGCTTCTCCAATATTGGCGTTATCAGTGACGCAGATGCAGGGATGGCACATCTGCACTACGGCTATCTGGATTATATCGCCCAGCAAGCCACGCCATACCATGCTACCGACGAGTACCTTGCGGCTTGGGCAGCATTGAAAGATGTGTTCCGTAAAGCAGCAAATCCGGCTACTGCGACTGACGTTCGCTTCAGTGGGATAGCCGGACGAACTATCCCTGCCGGGCGCTTGCTTAATCGGGCCGACGGCTATCAGTATCGGCTTGATAACGAAGTGAAGATTACCCCAGATGGCCACGTTTTGGGGGCTATTACTGCCATGTTACCCAGTCCATTGGATGATGCAACTGGCGGCGGTAGCCGGGGGAACAGTGCGGCAGGCACCCTGTTGACGCTAGATATTGCTATTGATGGTGTTCAGGCCACCGCCACGGCACTGAGTAAAATTTCCGGCGGTGCGGATATTGAATCTGAGGATGCATTTCGTTCCCGTATGCTATTGGCTTACCAGAATATCCCGCAAGGTGGTAATGATACCGACTATCAATCTTGGGCATTAAGTGTTCCGGGAGTGACCCGTTGTTGGGTAAAACGGCGGCTGATGGGGGCAGGGACTGTCGGGGTTTATATCATGTGCGATGACAACGACCACGGCGGTTTTCCGCAAGGTAGCGACGGTATTTCATCCTTAGAACAGTGGGGGGCGGTCACCGCAACGGGCGATCAAGGGCGGGTGGCAAACCAGATATATGCGCAACAACCGATCATCGCGCTGGTCTATGTTTGTGCGCCAGTTGCACAATCCATTGATTTTATTATTAGTGGGATATCGCATGCCGACAGTGCTACCACGACCGCCATCAATGCCGCCATCGATGAGGTATTTTTCAGCGAAGGTGAACCCGGTGGCAAAATTTTGTGGTCATCACTATTACTGGCAATTGGTGAGATCCCGGGAACGGGAGGCTTTATTATGCAATCTCCGGCGGCCAATATTGAGTTACAAACTGGCAAACTCCCCATTAGGGGTACAGTGAGCTACCTATGAGTCGCTACTCTGTCAGTGAATATACCACCGCTTTGCAAGCATTAATGCCGATGGGGTTAGTCTGGCCACGGCAACCGGACGGTGTGCAGACTGATGTCTTGCGGGCGCTGGCGAATGCGTATCAGCGTAGCGATGAAGATGCGCAAGATTTGTTGTCTGCGGCATTCCCGGCCACGGCGACGGCCATGTTACCTGAGTGGGAAGCCACTGTGGGGCTGCCGGATCTATGTGCCATTGGTGAAGTAGACAGCATGATCCAGCGCCAGCGGGCAGTGGTGTCGAAATTGTTTGGCATCGGCGGTCAGTCTGCGGCCTATTTTATCCGCGTAGCCAAGGCATTGGGTTACTCCATTGCTATCACCCAATACCGGCAAGCATGCGCAGGTATGTCGGTATGCCGTGATGCATTGAACGGTGAAGAGTGGCCATTCACTTGGTTAATTACCGCACCCGAAACTACGCTTCATTATGCCCAATGTGGCTTAACCTATTGCAGTGATCCGTTGCGTTCATGGGGCAATAAACAACTTGAATGCCGGTTTGCGGTGTTAAATCCGTCTCATAGCATTCTGAAGTTTGGCTACGTTAGCTAACTAATCAATTTCTATTAATTTAAAACGCCTTAATTGGTGAGGTATTACTATGCAAAAAATTGGAGATATTCCTAATTCACGCGCTGACAATAATGGCGAATTTACCGACGGCAATGTCGCCGGCGGCGTTCCCCCAACGATATTACCGGCTGAATGGTTTAACACCTTACAGCGGGAATTAATGAGTGTCCTTTCTGCTGCGGAGATTGATGCCGACAGTGAGAAGTTTGATCAGGTGGCGACTGCTGTCTCTAAATTAATTACTGATGGTGGATTTTTAAAAACAGCCAATAACCTTGTGGAAATTAAAAATGCGGGAGCGTTAGCCGTTGCAAGTACTCTCTTAAACCTTGGTTTGGGCGATGCAGCCCATCTGCCCCAATTAACGGGCGTTGTTGGCACATCACGCAATGCAAAAATGAGTGTTACAGCCGCATCGTCAACGGCCACTTTCATGGCAGATGAATTGATCGTACAAACGGCGTTAGGTGGACGTCAGTACAAACTTACTAGCTTCAATAAAGCAATTAACCTTGCGACTACGGGCGCTGGCGGTATGGATACTGGCACCGCGCCAGCTGCGGGATTTGTAGCGCTGTATGCGATTTATAACCCAACAACTCAAGTATCTGCATTGCTGGCAGTTAATTCCACGTCAGTGCTTGCTCCTGAAGTGTATGGCGGGGCTAATATGCCATCAGGTTATACAGCATCAGCGTTGGTTAGTGTGTGGGGGACGGTATCATCATTGTTGAAGATAGGATTTCAATCCCATAGGCATGTAGCAATCCAAACAGCTACTATATATTCCGTTTCTAGTGGTACAACAGCGCAAACGCCGTTAGGTGTTTCACCTGTGGCTCCACCCAATGCCACACAGATAGATATTGCTATAACAGTAAATGAAACAGTCGCTGGCAACGGTGTTGCGCTGAGTATTGGCTCATCTCTGTCAGGTATCGGACAGTTCAGTGCGATTTCAACCGTTACAGGGCAAACAGCAACGTCCATTACCACAGGAACGCTGTCATTAATAGAAATCCAGCAGCTCTATTTTTCAATGTCCAATACAAACCCAGGAACATACATTATCGCTGGCCGTGGTTATGATTTTTAAGGAGTGAATATGCTTGTTCAATTTAAAAATTCAACAAAAGAAGAAATTATTGCTTACTTTGGTGGCCCACAAGATCCAGAGTATTTTCCAAATCAAGGGGAGATTGAAGCCGATGATCCCATGTGGGCAGTCTTTTATGACAAAGTACATATGTGGCTTGATGGGTTACCTGAGCCTATTACAATTGCAGAGTAAAGTACAAATCCGGGCTTAATTGCCCGGTTTATTTAATTGCTAGGTGCTGTAGGTCTGGTCATATCAGACACTGTACTTACATTGACTAATGACGGCCCAGGTTATGGCACAAGCCAAGCAGATGTTGAGCAAGGAAGCTATCTTGCAATTACAACAGCAAGCATCGGTTCAATAAAAGAATCAACCAACCAGCAATAACTGCCTCGTTCGTCGCTTGATTTCATGTTAAATTCGCTATCTTGGGCCATTGCGTTGCATAAGTGCCTTGGTTACAGGTGGCTTACGGGAATCTAGGTATCAGTATGTTTACATATAAAGAAATATCAGCGCTGAACGAACTGGAATTGATCGTTTATAATTACATCATAAAAAATACTGACAAAGTGATGTATATGACCATCAGAGAACTGGCTGATGCAGCGGGTGTTTCTACCACCACGGTTTTACGATTCTGCAAAAAAATGAATTGTGATGGCTATTCTGAATTCCGGGTGCGGTTTAAATTATATGTAGAGCATGACGAAAAACCACCGGTTAGTTTTGGTATTAGTGAGATAATTAGCTATTTTAAAAGTATTAATAATAGCGAGTTTGATGATTTATTGGATACGGTTGCAGCGCAAATAGCCGCCACGCCCCGAATTATCTTTGTGGGTATAGGAACATCTGGGGCATTAGGGAAATACAGCGCGCGTTTCTTCTCGAATATCGGTAAGTTCAGTACTTATATTGACGATCCTTACTATCCTATTAACAGCGATATGTATCAGGATGCCATTGCCATAATGTTCTCCGTATCGGGCGAGACGGAAGAGATTATTCGAATTGCCAATCAGTTCAGCTTACATAACTGCAAAATAATTAGTCTAACAAATAGTGATAATTCAACACTTGCCAAAATGGCTGACCTTAATATCTCCTATCATATGCCCCCTATTGTATTGGAAGGGAATTATAATATTACCACTCAAATTCCTGTGTTATATATAATAGAAACCATTGGCAAAAAACTCCCGCAACTAATTAATAAGAAAGCACCATAAAACACCGTGTTTTTTGAGTGTGACATATTCCAATTCACGGTTTTTGTTATATCGTGACTTCGCTTTTCTTTTTGCTAGAATCTAATCTCAATCGGCTATGAATATTAATAATAAGCCAATGACGTTCTGGTTATCTTAGGTTCAGTACCCGCGACAGGAGATTAATAATGGCAATAGATTACGTACTGACCGCTCAGGAAATTATCCAATATATTGGTGGTGATGGTAATGTGATTAATGTCACACATTGTGCGACCCGCTTACGGTTTATATTGAAAGACAATAAAATTGTCGATAAAGAACGCTTAAATCGTGTTAAAGGTGTCATCACCGTTATTGAAGCGGGTGGGCAAATGCAAGTGGTGATCGGTAATCATGTCGGTGATGCTTATAAACATGTCATCAGCTTGATTAATATCGATGAAAGTACCCCGGTTGTCGCACCCAAGGTCGGTATTGTCAGCCGTTTGATGGATATTATCTCCAGCATTTTCGCCCCATTCCTTTATCCGTTAGCCGCCTGCGGTATTTTACAAGGGATTATTTCATTTCTTGCCGCGATTGGCTGGATGGATGCGGCGAGTGGCACCTACCGAATTCTGAATTTTGTTTCCTGGACTGGTTTTACCTTCCTGCCCGTGCTGGTGGCCTTTACCGCGGCCAAGAAATTCAATGTTAATCCTTTCACCGCGGTCATTACCGCTTGTGCACTGATCAGCCCTGATTATATGAATATGCTGACGGCCAATAAAATTACTACGCTGAATTCGGCCGATCCAGCCGTTCAGCAGCTAATGCAAGAAGCACTGAATAATCCGCAAGTTGCCCATATTTTAAACACTATTGCGGGTATTCCCTTATCATCGCCAACCTTGGATTTCTTCGGTATTCCAGTGCAATACCTGAGTTATACCGCCTCGGTTATTCCGATCATTTTGATGGTATGGGCCATGTCTTACGTGCAGCGCTTCTTTGAGCGGATCCTGCCAATGGTGGTGCGTAATCTATTCACCCCAATGTTCTGTATTGCCATCATGGTGCCACTCACGTTATTGGTGTTCGGCCCGGTGGGTAATCTGATCGGCGGTGCGATTGGTGGTGTTTATAACACGCTTTATAACCTTAGCCCGGCAGTGGCTGGGTTTATGGTCGGCGCTTTCTGGCAACCGCTGGTTACACTGGGTGTGCATTGGGGGATCACGCCAGTTACCGTTGGTAACTACGCGACGCTGGGTTATGACACCTTTACTGGTCTGCAAGCTTCCGCCGTCTTTGCCATGGCGGGCACCATGTTTGGCGTTTACTTAAAAACCCGCAATAGTGAGATGAAGGGTATTTCACTGTCGGCAGGTATCACCGCGTTGTTCGGTATTACCGAACCGGCAATTTATGGTGTGGCATTACGTCTAAAAAAACCGTTCTTATGCAGTTGTGCTGCGGGCGGAATCGGTGGTGCTATCGCAGGGGCGTCTAATGCGGTGTCATGGAGTTACTGCTTACCGGGTATTGCGGTATTACCGGTCTTTTTCAAAGAGCGTCATATGGCGCAGTTCCTTGGTTTCTTGCTGTCGATCACAGTAGCGTTCGTGTTGGGTACACTTTTCACTTGGTTGGTTGGGTTTACTGATGAACCTGAAAGTGTGCAACAGCAAAACAGTGCTAAAGCATCTGGCGCGCCGCTTGCTCAGGCGCAAATGAATCGGGGCTAACCGCTTAACCGTTGAGGCGGTTAGTCCGTTATTGATTTTCATTTTAAGGGCGCACAGTTGCCCACAGTATTAAGGGAGAAAATAATGAGCTACAAACAATTACCGAAAGATTTCTTATGGGGTGGTGCAGTTGCAGCCCATCAGGTTGAAGGCGGCTGGGATAAAGGCGGCAAAGGTGTGAGCATCGCCGATGTATTGTCGGGTGGCGCGCATGGTGTTGACCGGGTGATGACTGATGGTGTACAGGACGGCTACCGTTATCCTAACCATGAAGCCGTTGATTTTTATGGCCATTACAAACAAGACATTGCGCTGTTTGCTGAGATGGGCTTCAAATGCTTCCGTACTTCTATTGCTTGGACGCGTATCTTCCCGAACGGCGATGAGCAGCAACCCAATGAAGCCGGGTTACAATTTTACGATGATATGTTTGATGAGTTACTGAAATACGGTATCGAGCCGGTTATTACTTTATCTCACTTCGAAATGCCCTGGCATCTGGTGAAAGAATACGGTGGTTGGAAAAACCGTCAGGTGGTCGATTTCTTCGTGAAGTTCAGTGAAGTGGTGATGGCGCGTTATAAAAGCAAAGTTAAATACTGGATGACCTTTAACGAGATCAATAATCAGCGCAACTGGAAGTATCCGCTATTTGGTTATTGCTGTTCGGGCGTGGTGTTTACCGAGCAAGAAAATCCAGAGGAAACGCTGTACCAAGTGCTGCATCATCAGTTTGTTGCCAGTGCCAAGGTCGTCAAGCTTGGTCATGCCATTAATCCTGAGTTCAAAATTGGTTGTATGGTGGCGATGGTGCCGTTGTATCCGTTCTCCTGCCATCCTGATGACATGATGTATTCAGTAGAAGCTATGCGTGAGCGTTATCTGTTTGGTGACGTTCATATGCGCGGTTACTACCCTTCCTATATTCTAAATGAGTGGGAACGTCGCGGATTCACCATCAAAATGGAAGAGGGTGATCTTGATACTCTGCGTGATGGCTGTGCTGATTATATGGGGCTGAGTTATTACATGAGTAATGCCGTTTCTGCCACTAACCCTGGCAGCGGTCATTCACTTTCCGGCTTTGAAGGCAGCGTGCCAAATCCACACGTTGAAGCGTCAGACTGGGGATGGCAGATTGACCCTGTCGGCTTACGTTATTCGCTGAGTGTATTGTACGAGCGTTACCAAAAGCCGTTGTTTATTGTTGAAAATGGTTTTGGCGCGATCGACAAAGTGGCTGCCGACGGTATGGTCCACGATGATTACCGCATTGCTTATCTCAAAGCCCACATTGAGCAAATGAAAAAAGCGGTATTTGAAGATGGTGTTGATTTAATGGGCTATACCCCATGGGGCTGTATTGATTGTGTATCATTCACTACGGGTGAATATAGCAAACGTTATGGCTTTATCTACGTGGATAAAAATGATGATGGCACTGGCACTATGGCGCGTTCACGCAAATTAAGTTTTGACTGGTATAAGCAAGTGATTGCCAGCAATGGTGAAGTGCTCTAAACCCGCGATAATCCCGTAATGTTGGAAAGGCTGATTATAATTTTGGCCTTTCCATTAATTTCCCCTTGCCCAATTTTATCCCTCACCTCAGGCGTAATAAACGCAGTTTGTTACATTTCGTATTAATGAAAAATATGTTTAAAATCAATCTGTTACTTTTTATTTATCGTGTCTGTAGGATATAGCTGACATATCCTTAAAAAAAGCTGGGTTACTCTCTTACCCTAAGCGATAACATCATGCTTTGCATGGGGATATTCGCCAGGGTTAATTCAGTTTTTTTGTGTAAAAAGGATTAGAAATGAAAGGGCAGTTATTAGTTGCAGCGCTGTTGGCCGCTAGTTTTTCAGTCTGTGCGTCGGAACATGCACATTGGGGATATGAAGGTCAGGAAGATCCTGCACATTGGGGAAAGCTCTCACCGGATTTCTCTCTGTGCGAAACAGGTAAAAATCAGTCGCCAATTAATATTCATGGTGCATTGAAAACCCATCACGACCAACTGGAGTTGACGTTCCAACCAGGTAAACAGCAAATCGTGAATAACGGCCATACGATTCAAGTTAATGTCAGTGCGGGCAATACCTTGAAATTGGACGGTGATACTTTCACATTGCAACAATTCCATTTCCATGCGCCAAGTGAAAACGAGATTGATGGCAAACAGTTCCCGTTAGAAGCCCATTTTGTTTATAAAGATAAAGATGGGGCACTGGCGGTGCTCGCACTCATGTTCCAAGAGGGGCAAGCCAATCCGCAACTGTCACAGGCATGGCAGCAAATGCCAACGGCCATTGATCAAATGGCAATATTAAATAAGCCTATTGATATTAAAGCATTGTTACCTAAACAATTTAATTTTTATCGGTTTAGTGGTTCACTGACCACACCACCTTGTTCTGAAGGTGTCAGTTGGATGGTGCTTGAGCAGCCTGTGAGCGCTTCTGCTGAACAAATTAATCAATTCCGCTCTGTAGTTCATCATACGAATAATCGCCCTGTACAGCCACTTAATGGCCGAGTCATTATCGATTAAAACTATGTATGAGTCGCACTATCCTGTCTTCTGGCAGGTAGTGCGTGTAGTCTTTTGTTGTCTGGTTATTTCACTTGGTTATCGTGGAGCACTTAGATGAAAAGGGATAGCGGTAGGCTTGCAGATTTTTTAGTTAAAGCAAAGTTAGCGACTTATGCTGGACAAGCGGATTTAGCTTCGGTAACACCGGCCTTAATGGGTTCTAAACAACTCGAGTTTTCAGAAAACGAGATAAGTTATCGTGATATCTATTTTGGTATGAACTATTTCGTTGGGCTGGAGGCTATTTATGAAAATCACGCTCCTTTATGGTCAATGAGCTATTCCGGTGGAGTAAAAGCAGACACCTCTAATGAGGATGTAAAACGTATTTATAGTTTTCTTAGAAAAGCACTTAGAACGATCCCTACCGATGCCCCTTTTCGTGGTTCCCCGCTTTTAGTTGAAGGTGGTATGACATACGTAAATAACTATTATGGTGATATAAAACGATTTCATGGTGATGAATTGATTAAGATTGATGGTTGTGAGGTTTACTCACTAACATATTCTGGTGGGATATTATTGTAACTTTTTTCTAATAGTTCAAAAAGCGGACTTAGCGGCTAACTGAGCATTATCGATGATACTTCATGGGGGCCATCGATAATGCATGATCTGCTCCCCACAAACAAGAAAACCAACCCTAACGGATTGGTTTTCTTAAGGTATTTTGGTCGGCATGAGAGGATTTGAACCTCCGACCCCCGACACCCCATGTCACCCGCCTTAACACCTTCAAACCCGCATAAACACTGCATTTCATTCGATTCCACTGTTTAAACAAACAGTGCAAAATTTGCATTTCTGGCCCTATATACATCAACGGCTTAAGTCGAGTTATTCCCTTCATTAAACTGCAATTTCACCGTGCGGCACCTTGACCCACTCCACATGGTTCTCAGTGTAGATCTGTGTTGATTTAGCATCACTGTGGGCCATGCGAGCTTGTGGGTCCATTCCCTGCATTTTAAATAAGTGAGCAGCCAGCGCTCGGATTTCATGAAATGTTGGGCGCTGTTCCATCGGTAGGTTAGCACCAACACCAACTTGATCACGTAAAGTAGAAAATGCCCGACTTAGATAATCAGGAGCCACCTGGGTTGGGTGACGCACTTCTTTGCTGGTGGGATTACTGCGCTTAAGCGGTAAGCGATGGACAATATACGGGCTAGCTATGTTATCGCGGCTATTATCAATAATCGATTTAAGTGCATTTCCAATGGGTATGGCCACATGAGAGGCTTCCTTGTGCTGAACCTTTTGGCGATGAATATAAAGCATCCCATGAATGCCGTTTACCGGCTCGTCATACATTTGGCAGCCGCAAACACCTTCTTTTGGCTGGCTTATATTGTAACGAATGCGTGAAACCTCTAGTCGCGCCTGGGCTGTTTGAATGGCTAAATCCATTGCCGTTCTTAGCCATCGATCAGCGGCATTACGGATCTTAATAAAATCTTCAATTGATAGCCGGCGCCTTATTTTACCACTGGTACGCCGCATTTTTTTACGGGCTGCTGGGTTATCCAGCATCAGTGATTCATCGACCGCATAGCTGAATAGTTTTTTTAGGAAGCTAGCTTTACGGTTTTGGACATTCGCTGATGCGTCCGCATGGTAGTGCTGAATGAATCCATTTACATGCTCAAGATCTATATCGCAGGTGGGAATATTGGAAAAGTATTCTTTAACTCGAACCTTATCGCTTTCCCAGTCGGCTTTTGTCGCTGCTGCTGGTTTTTCATCAACTATTGCCCGGGCCAATATCTTATCAACATGTTCAGAAAATGGCTTCGCTTCACCGTTATTACCACCAGATTCACGAATTAAAGACGCCACGGAAACTACCGACTCTGGGCGCATTAAGTTGTTATATTCTCGCGCAATAGCAATAGCAATTCCTCGGTCACTACCGACATCTTTCTTTTTACCAGTAACCAAAGTGAATCTATAAGCACCTTTATCTTTATCGAAATAGAGATGATCAGGAAGGTGCCTATATTCTTTTTTGCGCGGTCGGGCAGCCATGAATTATGCCTCTTGTATTAATTGATTAACATAAGATGAGACTGCTGATTCAACACCCCAACGCTCCGAGGAATTAACCCAAATACTCCCATCAATAACTTTTCCTTTCAATTTACCGATTTCAATCCAACGCTTAATAGTTCGATTATCAGGTACCGATCCCGCCTCGAACTCACGCTGGCCCCATGCGCTTGCTTTCATCAATTTTCCGCTTTTAAACATGATGATTACCCCACACTGTTTATTTAAAGGCCCGCCGCACACAGGCCGTGACTAAAATCATTCTGTTGCCGGTGGATCAAACTGCACTGGCTCAGCATTCCCCTCGACCGTAAAACCGGCTACGCGAATTGCATGTTCAACATCTAAACGGGAAAGCCAGCGACCGCCCTCTTTAGGTATCATGACATTTCGCTCACCTTCGTTAATTGGATGCCCGGCACGAACTGAGTAACCGGCTGGCAGCACAACAGGCTTACTCAGCTTCTCGTTTGCCGCTAATAACTCGGCTTCTGCTTTCTTGGCGCGTGCCTGCCACTTGTCGCGCATCGCATCGATATGTGTTGTGCGCTTACTCGCAAATGCAGAGCCACCTCGCTCGATATTCAGAATCCCGTTCATTTCGTCACGCTCTTTCTGTGCCGCTTCCAGTTGGGCTATCAGAAAATCAATGTACCCTTGCGAGTAGAGCGGCAACCATCGCCCATTATGTATATCGATATACTTAGCGTTGAAGATATTCCCATAGGTATTGCAATCCATATCAGCCAGCTCATCGGCGTCAGTCCACGCTACCGGATTACTCAATTCAAGGTTATTCATCGACTATTACTCCCTTCACACGTCCAATCAGCGCACCCATCAAAATCATACGGATTGTATTGCCAGCTTATTTTTCCGCAGTGAGGGCAGTTCCAGCGTGTTTTTCCTGACGATTTACGTCGATTCTGACGTTTTAACCAATCTGGTACTCGCAGCCCAGCCGCCTGAATCATTGTCCGACGATTAAGAAGGTCGATATTGAAAGTCCGGCGTTTAACAGCGTTAGCGGTCACAAATGGCAGCCATACCAAAGTGCTTTCAGTGGCGTTCGGCTCAGGGAATATTTTAGCTTTACTGAAATCATCAGTAGGCAGCAGATCAGACAGCCAATACACGTCATTCCCGTTCCATTGATCTTTGATGAATGCAACATAACCTTTGCAATCTGGCTCGATAGTGTTCTTGCCGGGAATGCATTGATGATCAACATGCCAAACAGCAGCAGCATCAATTGCATCGGCTGATACTGGCAGGTCAATGTCACGCCCAAAATCCCAACTTTTTTGAGCCTCTTCGATGGTGTAAGCATGGGCTTTGCTGATATCAGTGGCGTACCCACCACCCTGGTAACAGTGAAATGCCATGTTGCTGCCTACAGTGTCGCGCAGGCAGGCCATGTAAAATCTATTTTGCATCATTCACGCCTCCCGCTCGATGATTGGTAACAAGCCAGCTTCATTACGAACAGCCTCGATCGCCTCTTCTGGATAGCCCCAAATATTCCCTTTGCGTAGACTGCTGTTTTCCGGCCCCAAGTAGTAAGCATCGATGCGCTCACCTTTACAGATGTAGTTCCGCATCATTATGACCAGCGACCGCAAAGTACCGCCGTGGTTAAATCCTTTCCAGTGTCGGTTTTCGAAGTGGGTATAAATTCGCTTACCGGTATATTCATCGATCAGAAAAACTCTACCGGTGTTGTTCAATTCGAGATGAGCAACTCTCTCCGTTCTTGTATCAAAGAAGAACCGGCGACCATGGGCGGCAATAATACGGATCAACTTATTGGCATGATCAAGGCGCTGTTGCTTCGTTGATTCGCTGCTTACCATAACTTCTGGCTCAACTTTTAGCCGAAGGGTGACCGGCCCATCTCGGAAATCACCGTCAACTCTTCCATCCAGTTGTTTAATTTCCTGTTTTGTCAGGTTGTGCATTTTGGCGATACAGAAATCACCCTTAAGAACACCGACCCCCGGTGCGCGAGCAGATGTTGGACCGTAACTGTAGCCACGATCATTAAGCCACGCTTGGCATGCGTACCAGGCTTGAAAGTCGCCTTTTTGCTCGAACTTTAGTTGAAAGCTCATAGGTCACCTTGATGTTTTCTAGTGGCCACACGCAGACGTTCAAAAATTGCCGCTGCAAAAAGTCTTTCCTCACCAACATCACAGGCTGAAAAATATTCATGTGCTGCCGTAACTGCAATTTGATGCTTATTGATCAGTTCTATTTTTAATGCATCAAGGTGGCAGCGTTCTCGGTGGGCTGCTAACGCCTCAGGATCGCATTCGATTGGGCGTAACCAGTAACAGACAGGGCCATCTTCTGTGTCATGAATTGAAGCCATAAACCAGCCATCACCTGCTGGTGGAGTGGGTTGCCACATGCTGAGATCACAATCGCCAGCGTCGTATGCTGCCTGTAGCTCTTCGGCGTTCTCATCACAATCCATCCAGTCCAACGTACCGACGACACGGTTTAATGCTTTCCATGCATCAAATTCACCCTCAACCCCAAACTCATTCCCGTTTGCAGGTACAAAATAATCAGGGTGAGTCCAGAAACCATGGCTATCACGTTCAACTGGTGCTGCTGTAATTGTCTTGATCATCACTGTTTCCTCGCATAGAGAACGCCATCCACCGGAAGGCATTCATATTCAGGTGGTAGACCTTGTTGCTGAATGTCTGCCATGCAATTCTTATCATCCGGGTATACGTAGCCTTGCGGCTCGTACTGGCACGGCTGGAATGTGTAGCAGACGAGCAAAAACAGGCCGTACATCATGATTGGCTGGCCGCAGTAAGCTCATTGAAGCGCGCTAAGAAAACAACGCGAGCATGACTAGGCGACATAGGACAAATGGCAATATTGGCTGGTTGAATCCCTTCGAGCATCGGCCAGACTTCACCATCATCTATTTCCAGCTCTTGCCGCTCAGTGGTCAGCATGACTAAATCAAAGTGGTGAACCTCTGGTGACATCTCTGCAGGTAAACCAAACTTGTTGCGGATAACCAGATCAATCCCGCGCTCAATGCCCTTGTAATCTGGCAGCAGGCGCTTTAAAGGGGAGGGGATATCTTTGCAATACGCCTCGGCAGCATCGTGCAGCAATGCTTCCAGCGCGAATTCAGGGCTAACAAGCTGACTAACAAGCCATGAGTGCTCCGCCACTGAATAGAAGTTAGGTAGATGTCCAGCGAACCGGCATTCATTAGAGAGTGCCTGGGCAATATCATTGATGCTGATACTGCTTTCTTTTGGGTTTACATAATCAAAATGCAGTCGGTCTGGATAAGTTTTTATGCATGACATTGAAATTCACTCCACTATTGATGGCACCCGCATGCGCCGGTATTTGTTTATGCTTTCTTCTTTTTGGTGGTTTTAATTGGTTTTGCCTTTTCACCGCTCATCTTTGCGTAATTGAGAGCCACTTTTAGGCAATCGTCGTAAATGCCACGACTACGGGTAGTCGGCTGGGAGGCACGTCGATACAGGTCAACCGCTTCATTTGCCCCCCCCTGAGCCACCGGTAAGGAATAACCCTCATCCATAAGCTGCTGTGTAATGTTCTTGCTGATAAATTGAATCGGATTCATGAAATAACCCTCAGCCTGAATTTAGGTAACAGTTATCCTCCCTCAATAAATGAGGCTTATAACTAACTGTATTATTTAAATTTTAGATTCACCGCCAAGGGCAACAGTAAGGTCTTTAATTAATGCTGATAATTCACCTGTAAATAGAACGAAATCAGCATCAAACCTTTGAGCTAAATCCTCTCTATCAATATCATCGTTTCTTTCAAGTAATATATCGGAGAATTTAACCCGCTTAATTGAATTATCATCTGATAAAATAAATGTAATTCTTTCCTGCCAATCTAATGCTAGTTTCGTGACTAACTTTCCAGCCTCAATGTTCGTCGCAATTTCATCACCGATTAAATCCTGTTTCTTACAACGAATAATGCCGCCATCTTCCAAAATAGCCTTTAATTCAGCTTCATCCTGCAAGGCAAAACCAGCAGGAGGATTACCAGAACGGACCCATTCAGTTATGGTGAGTTCGATTGGTGTTTCCATATACAAAGGTACGACAGGCAACGAGCCAAGACTCTTACGGAGTAACGACAGTGCGTCCTCTGCTTTCTTTGCGCTGGATGCATCAACGATAATTAGATTCGCCTTTGTATCTATCCAGAGCTGAGTCTTATTAAATTTGCTAAACGCCCTCGGTATTAATAACTGAAATACCTCATCTTTCAGACTGTCTTTTTCAGTCTTTTTAAGTTTTCGATGCTGCTCACCTTCTAGCTTTGCTATTTTTTCTTGCAGTTCTTTTCTGACAACTTCAGCAGGAAGAATTTTTGATTGATTTAAAATAGTAACAATAAGTTGACCATTAACAGAGTGTATTAAACTCTCTGAATGGTTACCAAGTGGTGACACCCAACCAGATTTAGATAAATCTTGGCTACCACAAGGTGAATATTTAAATGCTGTTAACTGCTTTTCCAGTTCTTCGGTATTGAATACCACCTCACGACTAAGGCGATATATAAGTAAATTTTTAAAATTGAATAGGGCCACGTTAATTACTCCACATAGGTTTATAAGCAATTATCACCGCACCGATAATTGTTATTTAGTTACTCCACACACAGAGAAGTGCACCGGCTCGGGGGCTTTATACTGTACGGGTTTAAAGGGATAACCCGCCCGGAGCACTTCTCTGTGTGTAAAAAGAGCGGCTGGCCTGTCAGAACATTATCCCCACTCCCCCTGGTGTTGGTTGATTGAGAACTGGCACAGCCGCTAAAAACACAGCAATGGAACAAGGTTGTGATTTCCGGCGCTTATTTCCGGCTGCTGCAATTGCACAGGCTAGCTCTTTGGCAAACCACAATCGGCTGAGCACTACATTTGACCACCTTACGACGCGTGGGCCGTTACGCAGGCTCTGCGACCTAACTACCTTGCCGCCAGCGGTGGTAACACAGCTGCTGTCCATATATCCGGTGTAATGCTCATGCGATTGTGTGCTGGTCTTTCCCAGCAGTCAGACAAATCGCCTAGGTTTAATAGATGCTGTTTACTCATTTGTCAGAACAGTCCAGCATTAGTTAGCCTTGAAGCTAAATGATGCTTACTGTGTCGGTCTTTCCCGACTGTCACTGACTTATCGCCTCAGAGCGCCACTTACTAGACATTTATAAAGACCGTCTTGAAGCGGGAAGTCATCCAGTCTGGGTAATCGAACTTAGCAATTCGTTTACCGAGACTGCCTGAATAATCAGGAGTTCGGGCTGTCTACTTCCAGCGGTCACTGCCGTCGAGAGTGCTGGCATCTCACCGTTTTCACAGTTGAACGTCTGCTAGGAGTTTCACAACATCAGCGGTCGGTTGGTGTGACCAACGTACATGCTCCGGTTGATATCAGTTAACTACCAACGGTTCGCATTTATTTGTGGTTTTCGCCACAACGGTAAGAGCACTCTATGTGCAGCAGGCTCCGATATTTAATCGGGCTTAGTGAGATACGGTTCCCCAATCTCACGAACAGCCTCGGTCACTTGATCTGCCTTTCTTCGCTTACGCGCTCCATGGGTTTCTCGCTTACCACGCGGAGTGCTCTTACCTGTTGTGTGATCCGTAACGTGGATCGGTCGGCCTTTTAAGCCTCACGGGGCATTCTTTGCGCGGGATACGAGGCTAAACCGCGTTTACTGCCGTGACAGGAGGGGTTACTTGCCGTTCGCCTTCCTCAAAACACACCGGTTAGTACCGGAGCGGCCCGTTTCAAATCAAAACTTAAACTGGTACAGGTGGCGGGCCGAACTTCTCTACGTCCCACTCCAGACTTACTTTCTCTGCATCACCATCACAGATCAGTTCAGTGTCAGCGAAAGCGTGGGAAAGGTTGATCAGGTTGCTGAGCTTAACTTTGCTCATATCGTTAGTTGCTATAATCATCACTTACCCCTATCAAAGTGCCATTTGAGCGAATCATCCGGTGTTTCGTATGCCACCGGCAGCTACTTCGTGGGCGTCCTGCCTGTTCGCTGTTGATGAGATAAATATAAAATAACTTATTTTAAAAGGCAAGTTTAAAATATAAATAAACTTAGTTTTTGTTTGATGAAGCAACCCATGAGAGTTACTTAGATATGAGGAGGGGTTTTTACAATTCGAACTGAACGCCTTTTACGACACCAATGATTTCGCAGGATTCAGTGATCGCGATACTGTCATACCTTGAATTTAGAGGGGTTAAGTAGCGATTCGGGCCATCGATAACTAATTTTTTAACTGTCATCACATTTTTAGGTTTTGAACCTGAGTTATCAGATATAACGGCAACAACGATTTTCCCGTTTTCTGGCTCTACTAAAGGGTCAACGACCACTGTCGACCCGCGTGGGATACTAGGGTTTCCATGCGGGTTAACCATCGTGTCATCGTCAATGATGAAACCGAATGATAGCGGGGATACATTGAGGAACGTGGTAGTTTTCTTTGCGCTAGCTGGCATTTCATTTGCTCCACTTGTGGTAAAAGCTTTTGCTTCTTCCCACGAGAGTAAAGGTATGAATTGCATGGCATTTTGTGTTGGCGCAACTGCCCCCGCCGTTTGACCATATAGTAAGTAGTTTTCTGTTGTACGAAGAGCCCTGGCCAATTTACTTAAAGCCATTCCCCCAGGTTGATTTAAGTCTTTCTCCCAATAACCGACGGTTACACCGGAGACACCAATAGCCTTGCCGAGCACTACTTGGGTGTAATTTTGTTCTTTTCTTAATTTCTTAATGCGCTGCCCAAGCGTATCCACGGTATTTCCCTTTGGTTGATATAGCTAACTTATTTTAGTTTTTATTGATGTAAATAAAATTATCCATTAATATCTAAGTTAACTTATAAAAAAGGAGGTCTTATGACTGTTGACGAGTTAACTGATTTTTTTGGTTCAAACAAAAAAGCCGCTGATTTTTATGGCGTAACACCTGAGGCCATTTCTATGTGGGGAAAGAGAAAAGGCCGCTTAATTCCAAAAGGGAGAGCAATTGAAGCGGATCATGGCACGCATGGCGCTTTGAAATACAACCCAGAACTCTACAAAAAGACTACGGCACCAGCGGCCTAAGTTAAACCACCAGATAGGAAGAAACATTGTGGATAACAAAGACTTTCCAACTCAGCCAGACATCAGCGACGCAATACACCAGTTGATCACTCAAACGCCTGGCAAGTATGACTCGATGGCTAAACAGTTATGCCCACTGTCTGGTACTGAGAATGCACTTCGTAACCGCGTTCGCCAGTTAGCCGGGCAAGTGGTGCCATTTGGGATGGCTGTAGAGATGGAATCAATCTCTGGCCGTTCCGATATCACAGAAGCTATGTGCAAACGTGCTGGTGGTGTGTTCGTGAAATTGCCACAGGTTGATGAGACAGGTAACGAGGAGTTGCTTATCAAGTTTAACGAGTTGCTATCAGCCTTAGGTGATTTTGGTCGTGCACATAATCAGTTCACCGCAGACGGTGTTTTAGATCGGGATGAGAGCAAGAGGCTGAAAGCTAAGGGGTATAGAGCACAGTCGATTATTGCAGAAATTATTGTTGTATCAGAGATGTTATGGGGTGACGCCTCCGTGTGCGGCACAGAGGCGTCGGGTGCATTAACTAAACGTGTGGAGTAATTAACGCATGAACATTGTAGCGGCTAAACGTTCTATTCCGCAACTGCGTTGCGTTTGTGTCAGTCCGTTCCGATATGAACGAATGATAAAGGGCCGGTGGGTACCGTGCAACCACAGCAGGGCGCGAGGAATTGTGGGTGCGGTTCGCCGTAAGTGGGGCGGCGTATGACTAACCCTGGCTCAACTACAACAAACCCAATCCAACTACTTGATCGTTATTACAAAGATAAGCGTGGCGTTCGCGTTCACGTCATTCGCTATGACAGCACCACAGGCGAGGTTATTTACCTGCGTGATGGCTATGAGCATGGCGAGTTATCAAAGCCTATCAGACGGTTCAGGGCTGAATTTACCAAGGTGGATGTATGAGCGTAAAGCTATCCAGTTATGTATGGGACGGCTGTGCGGCTGCTGGTATGAAGATATCAAAGGTGGCGATTATGGCCCGTCTTGCTGATTTCTCTAATGATGAGGGTGTGTGCTGGCCGTCAGTGACGACGATTGCCCGCCAGATCGGTGCGGGCGAAAGCACTGTTCGTACTGCTCTGGCTGAATTGGAAACTGATGGCTGGTTAAGCAAGAAAGCCCGCCGTGCCGGTAACAGGAACGCCAGTAATGTTTATCAGTTGAATGTTGCCAAACTTAAGGCTGCTGCTCATGCGTCAGAATCTGACACCTCAAAAACTGACGGGTCAAAATCTGATGGCTCAAAATTCGACGGGTCAGAATCTGGCAATAATGGCACTTTTGACCCGCCAGAATCTGGGGGCGATCCGTCAGTAAAATCAACACCAGATCCATCAAGTATAAAACCTACTTGTCAGCCGCCGATGGCGACCGACCCTGAAGTCGAAATTACTGATCAGGCCAAAGACGTTTTAAAACACTTGAACTTGACCACCGGTTCTCGGTACCAAACCAGCAAATCATCGCTGGAGAACATCCGCGCCCGACTGAAAGAGCAGTTCACTGTTGCAGAGCTGAAACTCACGGTTGATTACCTCCACGCGAAGTGGGCCACCGATCTGGATATGGCTGAATACCTGCGCCCGACAACACTTTTCCAGCCAACTAAATTCCCTGGCTACCTTGAAGGTGCCAGCCGCTGGCATGCACACGGACGCCCAGTCCGCAAGGATGGTAAATGGGTTAAGGCGAGCGGGGAATTACTGACTGGCGATACCACTCTGCGCGATAAAGCCTACATGCGGTTCATCGGTTCAGGTTTACCTGTTCGTAACCCAACCCCACTTGAAACTATGGTCAGCAACGAGGCTAGCAAACTTGGCTTACGTGGTATGGGGAATGGTTTTGGCGTGAGTAAGTGGAATGCCATCTGGAAAGAATGCAGCCAGCGCGTGAGCGGGGAGAAAGCAGCATGATTATCAGTAACGTTAAAGTTATGTCGGTAGTGGTAATTTTCCAGCAAATACCACGTTGGTGGCGTATTCGTGAATTACGTAAACATTGGGCTGCTGATCAGCTTTTGCTAAAAATAGCGAAAAAACGCGATTGGACATTGGTGCTGAATACTTTTTCATTTGAAAGTAACTACCGAATGCTTCGCTTATGTTCCCACGATCTGAATCGGGAGATAGCGGCATGATTGATTTCTCCAATACAGAATATGTCCAATCATTGGCGGCGCTTAAGTCGGCTGAATCTCATTTGCTGAAAGAAGTTGGCGATCAGTGGCGCACTCCAGATCCGTTGTTCTGGGGCATTAATCAGATGTTTGGCCCGCTGGTTCTGGACCTGTTCTCTGACGGTGAAAATAGTAAATGCCCTGACTACTACACGGCAGAAGATAACGCGCTGGTTCAAAGCTGGGCTGAGCGAGTGAAGGAGCTTAAAGGTGCTGCGTTCGGCAACCCACCATATTCCCGCGCCAAACAGCATGAAGGTGAATACATCACTGGCATGACACACATCATGCAGCACACAGCGGCAATGCGTGACGCCGGTGGGCGCTATGTTTTCCTGATTAAAGTCGCCACATCAGAGAGCTGGTGGCCAGAGCAAGCCGACCACATAGCGTTCATTCGCGGTCGCGTCGGTTTTGACCTCCCACGCTGGTTTATTCCGGCAGATGATAAACAGGTACCGAGCGGTGCATTCTTCGCTGGCGCCATAGCGATATTTGATAAGACGTGGCGCGGGCCAGCAACAAGTTATGTCTCGCTGGATCAGCTTATGACTACTGGCGCGGCATTCTTAGCGCAGATCCGCAGAGAGGCCGAGCGTCTTGCACCACAAAGCCAACCGCAAAATATTCCTGAAATTATTCCGGTACCGGAAACCGGTAATACCGTTTGGCCCGTCGAAGTGAATCTGTATTTCAGTAAGGTACCAGGTGCCATCGAATTACCTACCGATCTACAACATAAAATCTTAGGCAACATCAATCGCATGAAATTAGACGGTATTCCGTCTGATGCCATTATTGCCGCCGCCACAACACTTACCGCCGCCATGGGAGCAACAGCATGAAAGAAATCATCGTAGATAATTTTGCCGGTGGCGGTGGTGCCAGCACAGGGATCGAAATGGCAACCGGGCGCAGTGTTGATATCGCAATCAATCATGACCCTAATGCTATCGCCATGCACACCACTAATCACCCCGATACCCTGCATTACTGTGAATCGGTATTTGATATTGACCCAGTAGCAGCGACCGCCGGCAGACCTGTTGGCTTGGCATGGTTCAGTCCTGATTGCCGCCATTTTTCGAAAGCTAAAGGCAGTAAACCAGTTAAAAAAGAGATCCGTGGTTTAGCGTGGATTGTCGTGCGCTGGGCTTTGGCGAAAAAACCTCGAGTAGTCATGCTGGAAAATGTCGAAGAGTTTAAGACGTGGGGACCGCTGATTACTGTTGAAGATGGTACCGAGCATCCTGATCCTGCTCGCGCCGGTGAGACATTCGCTGCTTTCGTTGGGATGTTGACCACCGGCATTAATGCCGAGCACCCAGCACTACAGGAATGTTGTGAAGTCTTAGGGCTTGATATCAATGGCGGTGAGGCTAAGCGTTTAGTTTCTGGCTTGGGCTATGTTGTCGAGTTCAGAGAACTTCGGGCCAGTGATTACGGTGCACCAACCATCAGAAAGCGCTTTTTCATGGTGATGCGCTGTGACGGAAAGCCTGTGGTATGGCCGGAGCCAACTCACGGCGATCCGAAGTCGTTGGACGTTCAAAGCGGACACCGTGAACCGTGGCGCACTGCTGCCGAATGCATTGACTGGTCAATTCCATGCCCGAGTATTTTCGAGCGCAAGAAGCCGCTGGCTGAGAACACGCTAAAACGTATTGCGCGTGGCATTCAACGCTTTGTTATCGATAACCCAACGCCGTTTATCGTGAAGTGCAACCATACCAGTACCAAAACCTCATACGATTGTTTCCGAGGTCAAGCTCTGGATCAGCCATTGCAGACGATTACCAAAACGCACGGCTATGCGGTGGTTACTCCACATATAACGAAATTCCGCTCTGGCGCTACTGGGCAGGAATGTGATGAACCCTTGCCAACTATCACCGCCGGGAGTTCTGCTCGTCCAGGTGGCAACGGTCATGCGCTGGGGATGGTAGAAGCAAAACTGGCTCCGTTTATTGCTGGCGCTGGCGGACCTAAATATTCAGCTAAACCGCGTTCTGCAGAGCAACCGATGCATACGCTCTGTAACACAAATCATTCTTGCCTTATTGCCCCAATCATTGCCCGTATCGGTCAAACCGGTTTCGGTGGCGACCGCATGGCATATGAAGCCGGTAAACCACTGACGACAATCACTAGCAAGGCAGAGCACCTTCTTGTAGCCCCGATTATTGCCCGTGAGTTTGGCAATAGCGTGGGGCATGTGGTTGATGAACCAAGCGGTACTATTACTGCTGGCGGCGGTGGCAAGTCTCGGCTTGTTTCTGCGTTCCTGGCTAAACACTTCGGTGGTAACTATACCGGCCCCGGCGCTGATCTGGGACAGCCAGCCCATACAGTAACTACCGTTGATCATCACGCCTTGGTCACGTCCAATCTCATTAAGATGCGCGGTACAAATACAGGTCAAAAAGTTACAGAACCGCTTCAGACTGTTACGGCCGGCGGGAATCATTTTGGAGAGGTTCGTGCTTTCTTGCTCAAGTATTACGGCAACGAGAAAGAGGGAGTAAGCCTTAGCGATCCGTTGCACACCGTTACCACTAATGACCGGTTCGGCCTGGTTACGGTAGAGGGTATTGATTATAAAATCGTTGATATAGGCATGCGTATGCTGCAACCACATGAGCTTTACGCTGCGCAGGGCTTCCCTAGTTGGTACATCATCGACAGAGATTATACCGGTACTAAATACGCTAAAGATAAGCAGGTAGCTCGCTGTGGTAATGCGGTGCCGCCACCTTTTGCTGAAGCACTTGTTCGGGCAAACCTGCCTGAAATGTGTATCGAACGTAAAGAGGTGGCGGCTTGAAACTCACCCTGCCATTTCCACCATCGGTAAATAGCTACTGGCGCGCCCCGAGTAAGGGGCCGTTAGCGGGTCGCCATCTTATCAGCGTTAAGGGGCGTCAGTTTCGGTCTGAGGCTTTGGCCTGCATTCTTGAGCAATTGCGGCGGGTACCGAAAGCCATTACCGATCCGGTTGCAGTCTCTATCGTTTTTTACCCTCCCAATCTGGTTCGGCGGGATCTGGATAATTTCCTGAAAGCGCCCTTGGATGCTCTGACTCATGCGGGTGTATGGGTTGATGATAGCCAGGTAAAAAAGCTAACGATTGAGTGGGGACCAATCATCAAGGGAGGGAAGATAGAGATAGTTATCAGTGAGGTGAATAAAAATGTTCCTCGTTGATATTGTATTGATGTACAGTGTTTGTGCAGTTATTCACCTCTCCAATTGTGCGGACATTGGATTGGAGAGACTTGATAAAGCTAATGTGTGGAGTGAATTATGAATCAGTTACTCGTAATTGAGGGTGTTTCCGTTCGTCTCGATAATTCTGGTCGTTACTGCCTGAATGACTTACATCGTGCTGCTGGTGCGTTAGATAAACATAAACCAGCGTTTTGGCTCAGGAACGAACAAGCTGTTCAGTTAGTGACCGAGTTGCAGATTAGCAACTCGCCTATGGAACAACCCGTTCATGTCGTGCGTGGTGGTATCGAGCAGGGTACTTATGTCTGTAAAGAATTGGTGTATGCCTATGCTATGTGGATTAGTGCATCATTCAGTTTGAAAGTGATCCGAACATTCGATCTAGTTGTCAGCCATTCAATTACCGCAGCAAACCCATCAGCAGATAAAATGCAGGCTGGTGTCATTTTGTTAGAGTTCATGCGTAAAGAACTCAATCTTTCCAATTCCTCTGTTCTTGGTGCCTGCCAAAAGCTACAACAAGCGATCGGTTTGCCAAATCTGGCCCCAGAATATGCCATTGATGCCCCTACTGATGCTGTTGATGGCTCAAGCCGTCCAACCATGGCACTGAGTACGGTACTTAAATCTCGGTCAATCCCCATTAGAGTGACAGTGGCATTTGGTCGTCTGGCCGAACTGGGTATTGTTGAGCGCCGATCCCGTCCGAGCACATCACCCAAGGCCAAAGGGGGGATTAAATACTTTTGGTCAGTGACGTCAAAAGGGCTGCTTTATGGCAAGAATATCATCAGTCCGGGTAATCCACGTGAGACGCAACCACATTTCTATGAATCGAAAGTGGCTGAACTCATTAAATTAATGATGACGGCTAAAGCAGCATGAGGGCGTTATTAACTCCATTTATTCAGCGTGAGCTTGGCCTCGTCTTTTTAAAGCCGGGGCCGGACCTGATGCCTTACATGTCGGGCCGGTTGCTGGTGGCCAGTGAGCCGGAAGAGTTTAAATCGCTTCCCCCCGGCAGGTTGCCTTTTGTCGATCAGCAACTGGCTAACGATCCACGCCTGCTGCCATTCTTTGAACATGAACGGGTTATCCGCGCGGCTGGTGGCCCGCGAGTGCTTGAGGCATGGGTCGAACGGCTGAAAGAGTGCCAATGGCATGCTTCGGATGATACCCACGTCAGTAATCTCACAACATTACGCTATGGACAAAGTTGGATCTGCTTATGCTGGCATCACGATAATAAGCTGAGAGAACAAACACTCCCCCGATTAAAGCAGTTGGCAACCAGTAACTTGATTACTTGGGTAATTGAGACTGTACGCGGCTATTTCCGCTTTACTGAGGGCCACCAGTTGACGCTGCCGGAGCTGTGTTGGTGGGCGGTGGTTAACGAGGTTTATGACCTGCTACCTGATTCTATCACTCGTTCCTCTCTGCATATGCCACCAGCAATCATCGAAACTGGCGGTACAAAGGAAAGTGATATTACCTGGTCGCTAGCACCGCAAGAGGTTGTAGCCAAGAAAGTGGCTAAAGCTAACCCACCAGCGGACGTGGCAGTAAAGCCAGCGCTAGCCTTAAAAGTTGATGCCGAGCCGCCAGCAGGTTTTATGCTGAGGCCAAAACTGCGGCGCTGGGAGAACCGGAAATACCTGCAATGGGTGAAATCACAGCCTTGCTGCGGTTGTGGCAATGGTGACTGTGACCCTCACCACATCATCGGGCATGGGCAGGGCGGTATGGCAACCAAGGCGCATGACCTGTTCACCTTCCCTTTATGCCGCAACTGTCACGATGAATTACATGCCAACCAGCGCGCGTGGGAAGAGAAACACGGTAGCCAGATAGTTCTATTATTCCGCTTTATGGATCGTTCAATCGGTATAGGGGCTTTAGCATGAGAGACATTTCTTTAGTTTTGGCCCGCTGGGGCGTTTGGGCGCGTGATAATTCCGGTACTGATTATTCATCTATAGCGGCGGGATTTAAGGGGCTATTGCCAGTTACATCGAGTCGTAAAGAATCCTGCTGTGATGATGATGGTCTTATCGTTGATGCCGCTGTAGGCCAGTTAAAGGCCCGGCGACTGACGCATGAATACTCGCTTATTTGCCTACATTACATATTTGGAGTCTCAAAGCGCCAGATAGCGAAGCGATACAAAGTCTCAGAGGGCCGAGTTCGCCAGCAGATGCAGGTAGCAGAAGGGTTTATCGATGGTTGCCTGGCAATGACGGGCGCTGTTCTTGAGATGGACCCTTATACCCAAATCCAACATATTCATGAAAATGATAAAAAAGGATTAGTGCGCTACGCATAAAGTGTTCTAGTGTGATAAGAGTTGGTTGTGCAGTAGCGCTTATCCAGTCAAATAAACCTCGCTTCAGCGGGGTTTTTCAATTATATCTATTGAAAACTTAAGAGGTTTTCTATGGATATTATTGAGTTACTGGCATTGATTGGAAAGAAAGGCGCTGAACTGACAATAAATGTGAATTCGGATAAAGGGGGACTTGGCTGGATCACTGATTCGGGGCCGATATTGGTTGCTGTGGCTACTTTGATTTTTTCGTATTTTAATGCAAAAGTAACGACAGATACTCAAATTAAAACTGCAGAAATGCATGCTAAAACTGAGACGAAAGGTAAACTTCGTCATGAGTGGCTTATCAGTGTTAGAGGATACTGTGCGGAATATATGGCAACTGCCTTAACACTGCACAATCTGTATCAAGAAGTTAATTTGGAAGATATAAAAAATAAAGCAATAAGTAATCCAGAAGAAGCAATGTGCTTGCTTGAAAATGCAAAAATATATCTTGAGTCAAGAAATAAATTTCTTTTGAAATTTTATGAAAATTACTCTCTATTATATTTGTATTTGGATAGTGATGATTATAAACCCTTACAAACTAAAATAACGATTCTGTATGATATAGTTAGAGAATATAAAGGGGATTTTATTGCTTTGGATGATGCTCATGGAAAATTGCTGATTGAGTCAAAAGAAACGCTCAGGAAAGAATGGGAAAAAATTCAGGAATCCTATAAAAATTAATAGTGAATACTTAATCTAATTATTTAAATAAAGCCTAGATCTAGCGTCTGGGCTTTTCTGTTTTAGCCCACCAGTCACCCAATCAACTCCACACACATTACTGCTAATGAGTGGCTGCACTGGTGGGCTAAATTCCTTAACCACACGCCCAACCCGCAGGCCGGGAGGGGGAGACTATGCGAATGGAACCAGTTACCTCTCAGAACCTGCCTTATTGGTGGTCATTAGCGCTTGGCGTTTTCTCATTACTATCCCTGCAGGAGTACATCTTTATCCTGGGCGCAATTATCTCTGCTTTCTTCACGATAAAAACGTATTACGCCAAACGGCGTGAAGAGAAAGCGCGGTTAATTGAAGAACAGAAGCGTACAGAAATACTGCGGGAGTTTCTCAATGATGCGACCATACGCCCGATAGCGGATCGCTCAGCGGCTGTGGAGATTGTTGCAGAAGCAATAAAGCGTAACGAGGAACTATATGAACAAGCTAAGTAAGGCCGGTGGCTTGTGTTCTGTGGCAGCAATCATTGCTCTCGTTGTATCCAATGGCAACGTCAGAACAAGCGAGCGGGGATTAGAGCTGATCGGTAATGCCGAATCATGCCGCCGTGATCCGTATGTTTGCCCCGCAGGTATTATCACAGATGGGGTGGGGAACACTCACAGCGTCATACCTGGCACCCGAAAGACTGATGTACAGATAGCGGCTGATTGGGAAAAAAACATCATTGATGCTGAGCGCTGCGTTATTCGTTATGCGAACGGCAATAAATTACCGCCAGGTGCTTTTGATGCTGCTACGTCTATTACATTTAACGCTGGTTGCCCATCGATGCAGAAATCCACCATGTTCCAGTATTTCCGTGCTGGCAACGTGACCGCAGCCTGCGAGCAATTCACTCGCTGGGTATACGGCGGTGGTAAGAAATTAGCGGGGCTGGTGGTTCGCCGGGATAAGGAACGAGCGCTATGCCTAACAAAATAACCGGTGGGATTATTGCTTTGCTGTTGGTTCTTTTTCTGTTGCTGCTTCTCAATAGAAATAGCCTCTCAAATGAAGTCGAAAAAGCGGAAGAAGCACTGAGAGAAGAGCAATCCACAAACACCGCCCTCGGCAACATTATCGATGCATACCAGGTGAATGACGCAGCCAACCGTACAGCCACGGCCCGCCAGCTAGAGAACGAAAGGAAACTACGCAATGAAAGTGACGAGCGACTCAGGCGGTTCAAGGCTGCGGGGGTTGGGGATTCGTGTATTGATAGCCGGATGCCTGATAGCAACATTAGCATCCTGCAAGAGTAGCCCACCAGCACCTAGAGCAGCCGAATCAATCCAGTTGTGGCCCCCAGAATCAGCATTAACTCAATGCGAGGTACCAGAGTTCGTCGGTACCACTTGGGGCGATAGTGGGTTGTATGCCCTAGCTCTTAAGCGTGAGTTGCGGATCTGTAAGGGGCGGCTCGATGAAATCATTAGCTGGCGGCAGAATTCTATGCGTAAACAGTGAGGGTGTATGTCACGAGTAATTAAGCATTTTAAAATAGACGTCTGGCTAAAAAGTCAGGTGGCTTCTGGTAATAATGCCTCACCTGCAAGGGGTTTTTCTGCAGATGCGCGGTTACCCGTAGAGAATGGGTTTGTGTTCCTTAGTGATATCCGCCGATTGAATGGCTTTGGTTTCCCATTAGATGATGTACATCACTACGAAATCACAGCGGTATATAAGGAAAGTGATAATGCCACCTCGGATACCACGAGCCTGCCGTAAGCATGGGTGCCGCAATACTACCATTCACAGTTCTGGTTATTGTCCTGAGCATCAGAATACAGGATGGGAGAACCACCAGCAGGGTAAGACCAGGCATGAGCGTGGTTATGGTGCTAACTGGGATAAGTTGAAGCCGTTGATAAAGGCTAGAGACAAAGGGTTGTGCCAACAGTGCTTGCGTGAAGGTCTGGTGGTGTCGGGTACAACGGTAGATCACATCAGAGCTAAGGCTCACGGTGGCACTGATGACCCATCCAACCTCGAACTGTTGTGCTGGCCACACCATAGAAAGAAGACTGCGACCGAACGAATCAAATGATAATGATTATCAACATCACCAATGTGAGCACCAAAACGGTGCATTATCACATTAAATGAGAGTCAATATCATCAATGGGAGGGGGGGGATCGAATCTCTGCAGCCCTTGTCCTACCGTACCGCCAGCCTGCGCACATTTTTATGCACTCGAAATAAGGAATCTTTTTTCGATAATTTTTAACATTTGGAGTCATCAATGGGAACAGCGATGAGGGCTGCTGGTGGGGGGAGAAAACAGAATTTACCCACCAAAAATAAAAGCAGTTTGACCCGAATTGCTCCCCCAAAAGAATTATTGAGCGAGACGGCGATCGGACTTTGGAAAACGCAAAGCAAAATCCTGATCGAGCGCGGCACGTTTGAATTAGAAGATGCACCTCTGTTACTTGCCTACTGCAATTCCTTTCACCTGATGATTACCGCTGAAAAAGTTATCACCAAACTGGCGCTCAAGGATCTTGAGAACTTGGGTCTGGCTGATCTCGGCGGTACCGGTGGATTAAAAAAACATCCGGCAGTTGCCGTCCGTAACGACTGTGTTTCTCAACTGGCGCGCCTCGGCTCGCTGCTCGGTCTAGATCCCCTTAGCCGAATAAGAATGACCGGGGGAAGTTCACCAGAGGAAGAAGAGAACGAATTCGACGAGTTTTAACTATGGCAACATACCCTCACGTAAATGCAGCAAATCAGTATGCGCGGGATGTGGTCAGCGGAAAGATACTAGCGGGTTTATATGTCATTGCTGCCTGCCAGCGTCATATTGATGATCTGGCTGAGTCTAAGAATAAAAATTACCCATATCGGTTTGATAAAGATAAAGCAGAGCGGGCCTGCAGATTCATTGGGTTAATGCCCCACACCAAAGGTGAGTGGGCGAGAAAGCGGCTAAAGATAAAGCTGGAACCCTGGCAGCAATTTATCTTTGCTGTTGGATTCGGTTGGCTAAAGAAGAAAAACAAACTCCGTCGCTTCACTGAGATTTATGTCGAGGTACCTCGGAAAAATGGTAAATCCCTGATTGCGGCTGGCGTTGGTAATTATATGTTCTGTGCTGATGGGGAGTTCGGCGCGGAAGTTTATTGCGGTGCTGTGACAGAAAAGCAGGCGTGGAAGGTATTTCAGCCCGCATTGCTCATGGTGCAAAAACTGCCTGCGATGCGGAAGAAATTTTCCATCAAGCCGTGGGCTAAAAAAATGACTCGCCCGGACGGTTCGGTATTTGAACCTGTTATCGGTGATCCGGGTGATGGTGATTCGCCGTCATGCGCCATCATTGACGAGTATCACGAGCATGCTACGGATTCATTGTATACCACGATGACCACTGGCATGGGTTCGCGAAGCCAGCCAATGACGCTGATCATTACCACGGCAGGTTTTGATATGCAGTCGCCGTGTTATGAAAAGCGCACACAAATTGTAGAAATATTGGAGGGCATCCGCAAAGGCGGTGAAAGTGATCATATCTTCGGGATTATTTACACCCTAGATAAAGGTGATGATTGGACCAAGCCGGAAGCCTTAGCAAAGGCCAACCCCAACATGGGGGTATCCATTGAACCCGATTTTCTTCTGGCTAAACAGCAACTGGCAATTTCCACACCCAGTCAGACAAACAAGATTAAAACCAAACACTTCAACATTTGGGTAACGGCTAAATCAGCTTATTACAATATGGAGAAGTGGAAGGATGCGACAGATAAATCACTCACCTTAGAGCAATTTAAAGGGGAGGAGTGCTATCTCGGTATCGACTTGGCTTCTAAGTTGGACTTGAACTGTGCCTGCCCCATATTTATGCGGGAAATAAACGGCAGAAAACATTATTACTGTGTCGGCGCGATGTTCTGGGCACCGGAAGATACTATTTATTCAACCGCAACTGAGCTAAAACGCACCGCAGAACGTTATCAAAACTTCGTTCAGCAGGGCTTTTTAATCCCCACGGACGGCGCGGAAGTGGATAACCGGCTTATTTTTGAAACAATATCCAAGTTGAATAAGCAGGTAAAAATAGTTTCTTCCCCCATTGACCCACATGGAGCAACCAGCCTTTCACATCTTTTGGATGAAGAGGGGGTGTCGCCCATTATCATCACGCAAAACTTTACCAATATGAGTGATCCAATGCGGGAGATTGAGGCGGCTCTTGCTGCCGGGCGTTTTCATCATGACGGCAATCCCATTATGCAGTGGTGCATGACAAACGTTATTGGCCGGTATTACCCCGGCAGTGACGATCGCGTCCGACCCACTAAGCAAGGCGATGAAAACAAGATAGACGGAGCTGTTGCGGGGATTATGGCTGTTGGTCGGGCAATGCTGAACGACATTGAAAAATCTCTTTCTGATCACCTTGTTTCTCACGGAATACGCTCTCTATAAAGGCAACTCTATGATCCAATTCCTGACAATTTTGTCCTTAATCGTGGGGCTTATCGGTGCTGCACTGCTTTCCTATGGTGCGTGGTTGATTCTCCCTGCTATGGGTTTTTCGGTTGCTGGTGGTTTATGCCTCGCATGGTCTTATCTGGTTTCCAGATCGGTGGCTCAAAAACCCAATGACAATGACGGAGGGGCTTAATGTTTTTTCCAAATATGTTTAAGTCCGCACCGGATACTGCCCGCGTGACCACTCCCGCTGAATTAGCCGAGATAGTGGGCATGACTTACGATACCTACACCGGTTTGAGAGTTAGCAGCCAAAAGGCGATGCGCCTTACTGCGGTGTTTGGTTGTATTCGTGTTCTGGCTGAGTCAGTCGGTATGTTGCCTTGCAACCTTTATAAATCAGCCAACGGTCGGCGGGAAAAAGTCCCAAAAGAGCGGCTCTCAAAACTCTTATCTCTTAAGCCTAATGGATACATGACCCCGCAGGAGTTCTGGGAACTACTGATTGTTTGCTTATGTCTTCGCGGCAACTTCTACGCCTATAAAGTCAAAGTGTTAGGTGAGGTGGTGGAGTTATTGCCACTCGACCCTGGCAGCGTTGAACCTAAGCTGAATAGCCAGTGGGAACCGGTATACCGAGTCACCTTTCCAGATGGCACCACAGACGTTCTATCGCAAGATGATATTTGGCATGTTCGTATTCTCACACTTGATGGGCTTAATGGATTAAACCCCATAGCCTATGCTCGCGAAGCGATATCGTTGGGATTAGCCACTGAAGAACACGGCTCGCGGCTATTCAAAAATGGCGCAGTGACATCAGGTGTTCTACGGACTGAACAGGCTTTGAGTGATGCGGCGTATGCGCGGCTTAAGGGCGATTTTGAGGGTAGGCACTCTGGGCTGGAAAATGCCCATAAGCCAATGATCCTTGAGATGGGCCTCGACTGGAAAGCGATGGGAATGAACGCTGAAGATAGCCAGTTCCTTGAAACCCGTAAATTTCAACTTGAAGAGATATGTCGCCTGTTTCGGGTTCCCATGCATCTGGTGCAAAACACCGACCATGCAACATTCAGTAATATTGAGAATCTCGGTATTGGTTTTATTAATTATTCTTTGGTGCCTTACCTCACCCGGATTGAGCAACGTATCAATATCGGTCTGGTGCGCGAATCAAAGCAGGGTGAATTTTACGCCAAATTCAATGCTGGGGCGTTATTGCGGGGAGATATGAAGTCTCGTTTTGAGTCTTATGCGACCGGAATTAACTGGGGCATTTTCTCCCCGAATGACTGCCTTGAACTGGAAGATAGAAACCCTCGTCCAGGCGGTGACATCTACCTCACGCCGATGAATATGACCACCAAACCGCAAGAAAGCAAAACCAAATCTACTGAGGAACAAAAGCATGCTGACTAAGCAACGCATGGATTTCCCGCTAAAGCTGAAATCAGTCAGTGACTCGGGAGAGTTTGAGGGCTACGGCTCAGTCTTTGGTGTGAAAGACAGCTATGACGATATTGTTGTACCGGGTGCTTTCATCAAATCACTGAATGCATGGCGAGATAAAAACGCCCTGCCTGCCATGTTATGGCAGCACCGTATGGATGAGCCGATCGGCATTTATACCGAAATGAAAGAGGATGATGTTGGGCTATTCGTCAAGGGACGATTGTTAATTGACGATGATCCACTCGCCAAACGCGCTCACGCACATATGAAGGCCGGTTCTTTAACCGGCCTTTCTATTGGGTACATGCTCAAGGATTGGGAATACGACCGCAATAAAGAAGCATTTTTACTGAAGGAAATTGATCTGTGGGAAGTTAGCCCGGTGACCTTTCCGTCTAACGATGAGGCGCGGGTCAGTGATGTGAAATCTGCCTTCGCCCGCGGTGAAACACCATCCCCAAAAAGTATTGAAAGAGTCCTGCGCGACGTTGGGCTTTCTCGCACTCAGGCCAAAGCATTTATGGCTGAAGGATATGGCGCAATCTCTCTGCGAGAAGCAGATGAGATTAATGACGCGCTTAATGCACTGAAATCTATTAAATTTTAATTTGGAGAGTTACCCATGGCTGTTGAAATCAAAGATGTAGAGCAGGTCGCGCAGGAACTTAATCAGAAATTCTCTGAGTTTAAAGAGAAAAACGATAAACGCCTTGATGCGGTTGAGCATGAAAAAGGAAAGTTGGCTGGGGAAGTGGAGACGCTTAACGGCAAACTGACCGAACTGGATAATTTAAAAGCCAGCCTGGAAGAAGAAATTAAGTCACTGAAACGCCCAGGTGGTGGTACCAACACCAAAACAGCCACTGAGCACAAATCTGCTTTTATGCAGTTTGTTCGCAAGGGTAAAGAAGATGGACTGCGTGAACTGGAGCAGAAAGCGCTAAATACCGGTACTGATGCTGATGGTGGTTATGCCGTACCTGAAGAGCTGGATCGTACCTTGCTGGATATCCTGAAAGATGAAGTGATCATGCGTCAGGAATCTACTGTAATTACCGTGGGTACCAGTGACTATAAGAAACTAGTGAATTTGCACGGCGCAGGTTCCGGCTGGGTTGGCGAGCAAGCGGAGCGCCCAGCCACCGGCACGCCGCGTTTAGAGCAAATCATTCCATTTATGGGCGAGATCTACGGTAACCCGCAAGCGACTCAAACCATGTTGGATGATGCTTTCTTTAATGTGGAAACGTGGATTAATGACTCTTTGAGCATGGAATTCTCCGAACAGGAAGAAATTGCATTCACAAATGGTAGTGGCGTGCTGAAACCTAAAGGTTTTCTCGCTTATGCATCTACTGATGAAAAGGATAGCGTGCGGGCATTTGGCAAACTACAGCATCTTCTTTCTGGTGCGGTATCTGGGGTTACGGCTGATAGTATTATTCAGATGATTTACACCTTACGTAAAGTTCACCGTAAAGGTGCTAAATTTATGATGAATAACAACTCATTGTTCAAAATCCGCATTTTGAAAGATGAGCGTGGTGATTACCTGTGGCGTCCAGGCTTAGAACTTGATCAGCCGTCTATGTTGGCTGGTTATGGTATTGCTGAAAATGAGCAAATGCCGGATATCGCTGCAGATGCCAAAGCGATTGCATTCGGTAACTTCAAGCGCGGTTACACCATTGTTGACCGTATCGGCACTCGTATTCTTCGTGATCCTTACACTAACAAACCGTTTGTTGGTTTCTATACCACTAAGCGTACGGGTGGGATGCTAGCTGATTCTCAGGCTATCAAACTGCTGAAAATCGGCGCTGCTGCATAACATTGTCAATTAATCCAACGGGGCCAGATGGCCCCTTTCTTTTGAGGTGTCTATGCACAAACTGACTAAAAACCTTGATTGGTCCCCTGATGGTTGCCACGTTGAAACCCTACCTGCGGGTGAATATGAAGAGTTGCCCGCCCGCGTTCTGGTCATTGCTTCACAGTTAAACATTCTGGAATTGGTTGACGTCCAGTTGCCGGGCCAAAAAGCTGATGAGCAGCCAGAGCAGCCAGAGCAGCCAGAGCAGCCAGAGCAGCCAGAGCAGCCAGAGCAGCCAGCGGACAAGAAAAGCAAAAAATAAGACATCTGGGAGCTAATCATGATATTGGAAATTGATCAGATAAAAGCTCAGTGTCGAATTGATCCGGAATTCACCCATGAAGATGAGTTACTTAAACTTTATGCTGACGCAGCAGAAAAGAGGGTTACCAGCTACTTAAACCGGAATATTTATGAGGCTGAGGTGCCGGAAACAGATCCTGACGGGCTTATTGTCAGTAGTGATATCAAACTGGCTATGTTGGCGCTTATTAGTCACTGGTATGAAAACCGCTCATCAGTAAGTGATTACGAACAGTCAGAAGTGCCGATGAGTTTTTATTTTCTGGTCGGTTCCTACAGGTTTAGCCCATGACTCAACGCCGCTTCACTGAAATCAATGCTACCTATCGGCCACCGGCTCCCGGTGAACTGAATAAGCGCGCCCAGTTCCGCACCCGCGAAGATGTTCCCGGCAACGGTCATATGGGTGTTGATACCGTTTATCACAATAAGTTCGATACCTGGGCAAAGCTGTCAGCCATTGGTGATTCTGTCCGTATCGGTTCGGTACAGATTGATGTTGCCATTACTCACCGCATTGTTATCCGCTACCGAACTGGCGTTACCACGGATGATGAGGTGGTTATCAATAAAATGGTTTATCGAGTCAAGGGAACTACGAACCTGAATGAAGCCAGCCGCTTTCTTGTTATCACTGCTGAAGAACTGGGAGCCGTGGAAGCTATCGGGGAGGGCCATTAATGGGCATTGAAAACTCAACCAGCGGTTTATATCTTCACGTCGATTTTGATAAAGAAACCGAAATCACCTTTAACAAAGCAAGGGTGCGACGGGCGTTTGTCAGTGTCGGCCAGAATGTTCTGCGTGAATCGCGTCGGTTAGTGGCACGGCGGGCAATATCGAAAGCAGGAGAATCTCCGGGCTACCGTACAGGTCGGCTGGCTAAATCCATTGGTTATCGCGTACCCACTGCAACAGCAAACCGCCCCGGCTTTCTCGTCCGAATCGCTCCAAACCAGAAAGGCGGCAAAGGCTCACGTCCTATTGAGGGCGCGTTCTATCCTGCTTTCCTGTTTTATGGTGTTAAACAGGGCGCTCGTCGCAATAAGAATCACCGTCGCGGTGGTGCTGGTGGGGATGGTTGGAAAATCAAACCCCGTAAAAACTTTATGGAGCAGGCTCTATTCAACCGGCAGGCGTGGATTCAGCGTGTGTTGTTTGAAGCGTTGCAAAGCTCAGTGAGGCCCGTTAAAAAATGAAACTTTCATTAGTTATTGCCGCACTTCGATTGCGTTGTCCATCATTTGAAGATCGAGTATCCGGGGCGGCTGAATACAAGCCTATTCCTGAAGTTACAAAGATGAAACTACCTACAGCCTGGGTAATTCCGCTGGATGATAATGTCGGTGAACAAAAGTCAAAAACTGACTACTGGCAGGATCTCACTGATGGTTTTGCTGTGATTGTGGTGCTGGATAACACACCTGATCAGCGTGGGCAAAAGGCTGCGTTTGATGCCGTCGATAACATCCGTGCTGAGTTGTTTAAAGCACTGTTGGGCTGGGAGCCAGAATCTTGCTATGACCCGATTCAGTATGACGGTGGCAACCTGCTGGATATGAACCGCGCTCATCTTTATTACCAATATGATTTCTCAGCCACGCGGGATATCACAGTCGAAGATACCCATCAGTGGGACGACCTTCAGCAACTTGAAGAACTGGAGAAAATCATGGTGGATGTCGATTTTATGACCCCTGATGGCACCATTGAACACAAGTTAAACATCCCCCTTAACGACGAGTAACCCCTTATGCATGTGATCCCCAAAGATGGCCGGTCAGTTCCTGACCCGGTTAGAGGTGACTTTTTGCCCGCAGAGGGCCGAAACGTCGATGAGAATATTTACTGGCACCGCCGGATAGCGTCAGGAGAAGTGACCGTAAAGGCCGCAGAACCCGAAGAAACCGCACCACCGGCACCCATCGTTCAACCTGAGCAGAAGGCCAAAAAACAATGAATTTTAACAACATCCCTAATGATTTACGGGTGCCGTTGTTCTTTGCCGAAATGGATAATAGCGCGGCAAATACGGCACAAGACAGTGGGCCTTCGCTCATTATCGCCCACGCGCTGGCAACCAGTTCGATTGAAAAGAATACGCTCGTCATTATGCCGTCGGCAGATCGGGCGGGGCAGGTGGCCGGACGGGGTAGCCAGCTAGCCCGAATGGTGGCCGCATACCGTGCTGTCGATCCCTTTGGTGAGTTGTGGGTGGTTGCTGTCCCTGAAGTAGCGAGCACCCCAGCAACAGGAAAGCTAACTGTAACGGGTACCGCGCAAGCCTCCGGCACATTGTCGATTTATATCGGCTCTATCCGAGTGCAAGTTGTGGTTACTGCGCTGGATACTCCGGCAATTATCGGTACCAGTATCGCTGCGGCGGTTAATGCTCTGCTTGATTTGCCGGTTACCGCAGTTGCGGCGGCGGGCGTCGTTACTCTTACAGCTAAAAATAGTGGCCTGACGGGTAACGGCCTACCTATCAGCCTGAACTATCGCGGTACTGTCGGTGGTGAGCAGAATCCATCCGGCGTGAATGTGGCTATTGTTCCAATGGCTGGCGGTGCCGGTGCTCCGGCACTGTCTGCAACCATTGCTACCTTAGGCGATGAATTGTTTGATTTTATCGCTTTCCCGTTCAATGACTCAGCATCGCTGGCCACCATCGGCAAAGAGATGAATGACGATACCGGCCGCTGGAGCTGGTCACGGCAGTTATACGGCCATGTGTATACCGCGAAAGTGGGTGATTTGTCGGATCTGGTGGCTTTTGGTGCCACGTTCAACGACCCACATCTGACTATTGCCGGGTATGAAACCGGCGTACAGATGGCAACGGATGAGCTGATTGCAGCACGAACCGCGCGTAATTCGGTGTTCATTCGTAATGATCCGGCACGACCTACGCAAACCGGCCTGTTAAATGATGCACTTCCGGCTCCAGTGGGGAAACGTTTCATTCTCTCAGAGCAGCAATCACTGTTAACCCACGGCATTGCTACGGCTTACAGCGAAGGCGGGGTGTTGCGTATTCAACGCGATATCACTACTTATCAGAAAAATACCTACGGCAATGCTGATAACAGTTTCCTTGATAGTGAAACGTTACATACCAGCGCCTATGCGTTGCGCCGGTTGAAGTCAGTTATCACCAGTAAGTACCCGCGCCATAAGCTGGCGAACGATGGCACTCGCTTCGGCGCAGGTCAGGCGATTGTTACGCCGAATGTTATTAAGGGTGAGATGCTCTCAATTTATCGCCAACTGGAGCGCGCGGGCATTGTTGAGAACTTTGAGCTGTTCAAGCAATACCTGATTGTCGAGCGCAACGCGGATAACCCTAACCGCCTTGATGTGCTGTTCCCACCTGATTATGTCAACCAACTGCGAGTATTCGCGGTGCTTAATCAGTTCCGTCTGCAATATAGCGAAGAGGTGGCCTAAATGGCTCGAATTGGCGGCACGTGCTTTTTCAAAATTGATGGTCAGCAATTATCTCTGACCGGCGGCATTGAGGTGCCAATGAATACGGCGGTGAAGGACGATGTGATCGGTCTTGATGGCTCAGTGGATTACAAAGAAACCCACCGCGCGCCCTATACAAAAGGGACATTTAAAGTCCCGAAAGACTACCCCATCAGCAAGATCACTTCCGCAGATACCATGACCATCACCAGTGAGCTTGCGAACGGTCAGGTATATGTACTTTCCAGTGCCTGGCTACATGGTGAAGCGAACCATAATGCCGAGGAAGGCACGGTAGATATGGAATTCCACGGGCAAGAGGGCTTTTACCAATGATTGTGACATTAACCAAAGAAATAACCGTTGGTGGTGAGAAGGTCAAAGAGTTAAATATTCGCGCACCTGAATATGATGAAATTGCTAAGTTTGGCATGCCGTTCTCTTACTCGGATAATGGCAGCGCTAAAATCGACATGAGTTGTACGCTGGCATATTTACCGGTACTGGCTGACATTCCCCCTTCATCAGCTAAGCAACTATTGCCGAAAGACCTGATCACCATCTCAATGCAGATCGTCGGTTTTTTTACGGCATCAGAAGTGTCGGTGAGCTAACTAGCCGCATTTATAACATTGCCTATTTTTGGCGAATGAACCCCCTTACCGTAATGGCTTGCCCTCTATCCAAAATATTTGAGATGGAGACGCAGGCTGAACGCATTAATACGGAGCTGAGTAATGTCAGATAGTTTTCAGTTAAAGGCGATTATTACTGGCGTCAATAAGTTATCTCCGGCGTTGACGACTATGCAGAAGGATCTGCGTAAGTTTAAGGGGGAATTTAAAGACGTCATGCAAAGTGTGGCAATGATGGGCGCGGCCATTGGTGGTGCTTTCATTATTCCGATCAACCAGGCAATGGAATTTGAATCCTCCATGGCTGATGTGCGCAAGGTTGTTGACTTTGATACTCCCGCCCAGTTTAAGGAGATGGGTGAGGATATATTGAAACTTTCCACCGAACTCCCCATGGCGGCTAATGGGATCGCCGCTATTGTAGCCGCTGGTGGTCAGGCCGGTATTGCCCGCGCCGATCTAAAAGCATTTGCAACCGATGCTATTAAAATGGGTATTGCTTTCGATCAGACGGCAGAAGAGTCTGGTCAGATGATGGCCCAGTGGCGAACAGCGTTTAAACTAACTCAAAGTGAGGTCGTGACACTAGCAGATAAGGTTAACTATCTGGGTAATAACGGTCCTGCTAACGCTGCAAAAATATCTGAGATTGTCACTCGAATTGGACCGTTAGGGGGTATTGCTGGCTTGGCCTCAGGGGAAATAGCCGCAATGGGGGCGACTATCGCCGGGATGGGGGTAGAGTCAGAGATAGCTTCTACGGGCATTAAAAACTTTATGCTGTCATTAACCTCAGGGAAGGCCGCGACAGCTTCACAGAAAAAAGCGTTACGAGCATTAAGAATTAACCCCAAACAACTCGCGGCTGATATGCAGAAAGACTCTAAGGGAGCGATGCTTAAAGTATTGGAGTCATTAAATAAGCTACCAAAAGCCGATCAGTCGGCAATGCTGACACAGTTATTTGGCAAAGAATCACTTGCTGCCATCGCGCCTTTATTGGCTAATCTTGATTTATTAAAAAAGAACTTCAACAGAGTTTCAGATGCTCAAATCTATTCTGGTTCAATGCAATTAGAGTATGAATCCAGGGCGGCTACCACGGCGAACGCAATAAAGTTGCTTAAAGGTCAGCTAGAAGCTGTCAGTATTACGCTGGGAGATATGTTCCTCCCCTATATCACTGAAAGTACGGAAGAATTGAAGCCATTAATGGAGCAATTCAGAGCATGGGTTAAAGCTAATCCTGAACTCATAAAAACAGTCTTTAAATTAGGCGTTTATCTAATTACTGTTGCCACCGGCGTTACAGCGGTAACGAAAGCGATCGGTATCATGAACTTCGTTACCAAAATGTCTCCGCTGGGTAAGTTACTTACGCTGCTGATCGGTGCAGGTGCACTGATTGTGGCTAACTGGGATACGGTGGGGCCGGTATTTAAAGATGTGTGGAACCAGATTAAACCCATCGTCGATATGGTGGGTGGCTGGGAAGGGGTAATGAAAGGACTGGCGCTGTATATGGCGGGTGATTTTGCTTTCTCGTTTTTGAAAGGGATTAACGCTGGAGGTGCAGGCGTCAGAGGGCTTAATGGTGCACTAAAAACGCTCATCTCTTATGGTGGGCGAATGGTCACTATTGGTGTGATCATTAGCTTATTTAAGCAACTTGACGATCTGAGTAAAGAGGCTCAAACCACCCAAAAATCCAAAGGAGATATTTTGGTTGATAAGCTAAATAAAAAGGAGCAGGACAGGGGCTATACAGGGTTTATCCCTCGTATGAAAGAGCTACTGAATATGGACGGTAGCCAAAATTCTAAAGCACCATTGGCTTCAGTTCGACCTCAGGCAATCAATGGAGAGATTACGGTTAAATTCGATAATGCCCCTCCTAGCATGTCAGTCACCGATTCAAGGACTAGCCAATCAGGTTTTGGGCTTAGTTACGATGTTGGGTACAATCGATTTGCTAAGGGAGGATAAAACCCCTTAAATAATCGGTATGCTTTATCAGCCTGAAAATATACATGGAGTAAGTGATGCGTAAATTTGGTTTGGTTCTTTTGCTGATTGTAAGTTATCCGTCATTATCAAAAACTATAGATGATTTTTTTATTGAACATCCTGATATTAAAGACAATATTGCAATAAGGCATCAGGTGATTTCAACTACTCAAGGGTTGGTCACTATGGATAGTTACACAACAGGTGTAAGTGCGGCGGAAACTCTAAAAAATGAGGGGTATGATTACGCGAAACTTGCTCTGCGACAAATAGTGGATCTCTGTAAGCTGGAATCTATATCTTTAAGTTCAGATGAGTGTGACTTAGCAAAAAAGAACTCTAAGTAAGAATAACAATATATTATCAGTTAGTTATCATACCCGCTTCGGCGGGTTTTTTTATGCCCGGAGAATGTATGAGCTGGAAAGATAAGCTATTACCGGCCTCGTTTCGTGGTGTGCCATTTAAAACGCAGGATGATGAGGCTACTTTCGGGCGTCGGACACAGACCCACGAATACCCCAACCGCGATAAACCTTACTCAGAAGATCTGGGGCGGGTGACGCGGCGCGATACCATTTCTGCCTATCTGATTGGTGACGATTACCAGGCGCAGCGCGATCAACTGATCACTGCCATTAATCAGGCTGGACCAGGGAAACTGATTCACCCGCAGTACGGTGAACTAAATGTCTGTATAGACGGTGAGATAAGGGTAAGCCATAGCGCATCAGATGGTCGCATGTGCACCATAAGTTTTAACTTTGTTGAAGCCGGTGAGCTTTCTTTTCCCACCTCTGGTGTTGCCACTGGCCAGAAGCTGGTTTCCTCCTGTGATGCCATGACCGATTGTGTCACTGATGCATTTGGGAAGGATTTCGGGCTGGATGGCCTAGCTGATTTTATCCAGAACGGCGTTATCAGTGATGCCAGTGACATGATGAACACCGCTATTAAAACCTTTGACGGTGTGAATTCTGCCATATCTGATGCGGGACGATTGTTGGATGGTGATCTGTCGGTGCTGCTGATGCCACCTAGTTCCGGCATGAATTTCGTTAATCGTCTGCAACGCATGTGGCGGTCTGGTAATAGTTTGCTGGGTAACAGTGACGACATTATTAACAAAATTAAGGGGCTGAGCGGGTTTACTGTCGGTCGTGATCTGGCTCCGCATGGGGTATGGAAAACGGACAGTAAGACCATTCAGACCCAGACCACTCAGCGCAATGTTGTGGCTCAGGCCATCCGTACCACCGCACTGACTGAAGCTGCACAGAGCGTGTCTGATTTACCGCAGGCCCGCCCGCCATTGACAACAGCAATGACCCCGCAGGCACAACTGCCGCTAGTCACTCATCCGGCGGTAACGTCTCTCAGCGACGCTGTAGCCGTTATCCCTCCAGTGACTTATGAGTCATTAACTGAGATCCGCGACACACTGAATACAGCCATTGATCAGGAGCTGCTACGGGTGACGGATGATGCTTTGTTCCTGGCTATCAATACCGTTCGAGCCGATGTGAATCGAGATATCAGCATGCGGCTCGAGCAGATAGAAAAAACTACCTTTCGAACGCCAGATGAAGTGCTGCCCGCGCTGGTGCTGGCGGCTGATTGGTATGACTCAGCCGCGCGTGAAACTGACATTATCGGTCGCAACCAAATCACCCATCCCGGCTTTGTACCGGTTAAAACACTACGGGTACCCATTCGATGAATAATGATGTCACGTTGCGGGTAAATGGCCGCGAGTGGATAGGGTGGACCTCTGTATCTATCTCAGCAGGTATCGAGCGATTGGCTCGCGACTTTAATGTAGAAATCACTCGTCAATGGCCCGGCAGTGAAGAAGCTGGACACCTCCAGCCGCGAGTGAAAAAAGGCGATCAGGTCACAGTGTTGATCGGCACTGACTTGGTGGTCACCGGCTATATCGATGCAACACCTGTGCGGTATGACGCCCGTTCGGTATCGGTGGGCATTGTCGGTCGCAGTAAAACCGAAGACTTGATCGACTGCGCCGCACTGATAACCCAATTTACCGGCCGCTCTTTTGTCCAGATAGCAACCCAGCTTGCCGCGCCATTTGGTGTGTCCGTAGTTAATGCTGGCGTCGAAAATACGCCCATGCAGGGGTTGCAGGTTGATTACGGCGAAACTGTGGTGGATGTGCTCGATAAAATGATGGGCATTCAGCAAGTGCTGGCCTATGACAATCCAGCCGGTGCGTTGGTCATTGGTCCGGTGGGTGCTTCGCGCACGGTTACCGCGCTGGTACTGGGTGAGAACATCATTTCTTGTGACACGGAACAGAGCATTAAAGACCGTTTTTCTGAATACGTAGTCGCTGGCCAGCGGTCGGGGAATGATGACGATTTCGGCGCGGCAACGACTAATGCGATCCGGGCTAAAACGGTAGACGGTGGGGTAAGTCGCTATCGTCCCATGGTTATCAAGCAGAGCGGTAATGCTACTGGCACCACGGTGATTGAACGCAGTCAGTTTGAGATGCTACGGCGTGCAGCACGTACTGATGAAGTAACTTATACGGTGCAGGGCTGGCGGCAGGGGAACGGTGATTTATGGTCACCCAATCAACTGGTCACGGTGTTTGATCCGGTGCTGGGGTTTAACAACCGCGAAATGCTGATAGCGGAGGTGACTTACAGCAAAAACGAGCAGGGAACCATCACCCAGCTACGTGTTGGGCCGCCTGATGCCTATCTACCAAAACCCCCTAACCCCAACAAACGACGCAAGAAAGCCGAAGAGGACGAATTCTAATGAGTAGATTATTCGCGCGTTTGCAGCGCGGGATATCCAATATGTTGGTGCGCGCGGTAGTTCGCCGTCTTGATTCCAGCAGTAAAAATCAGATGCTGCAAATTCAGATGATAGCGGATGAGTTAAAAGACAACATCGAACATCTGGAACCTTATGGATTCACCAGCGCTGCCCATACTGGCGCGGAAGCGTTCGCTGCTTTCCCTGATGGTGATCGTTCTCACGGTGTGGTGTTGGTGGTTGCTGATCGCCGGTACCGAATTAAAGGGCTAAAGGATGGGGAGGTTGCCATTTACAGCGACGAAGGGGACAGCATTATTCTCAAGCGCGGCAACAAAATAGAGGTGAACACGAAGCAGTACATTGTTAATGCGGAGGAAAAAGCGGTATTCAATACCCCGCTTATCGAAGCTACAGGTGTGATAAAAGCAGTCGGTAACATTGAGTCTGAGGCTGATGTTAAAGATAAAACTGGCACTATGGCGGATATGCGCGGTCAGTTCAACTCGCACACTCACCCGCACGGTGAGCCGAACACCGATAAGCCTAACCAGAAGATGGAGTAACCCATGATCCTGATGGTGAACGGCCAACAACAATCAGTTTCCACCCCAACGGATAGCCTAACCCGCGCGGTGATTATTTCTCTTTTTACCTGGCGCCGCGCTGATCCCGATGATGATTCGGAGCAGCCCATGGGGTGGTGGGGTGATAGCTATCCCACCATACAAAATGACCGTATTGGATCCCGTTTGTACTTGCTCCAACGTACCACACTGACCAGTAAAACAGTTGAGCTGGCGCGAGGTTATCTGGAGCAGGCATTGGCCTGGCTAAAAGACGACGGCGTAGTTTCACGAATAACCATCAACGTGCAGCGGCGCGGTACCGAAATACTGACTGCTGAAATAACGCTGTACCGTAACGATGGCAGTTCTCAGTTAATTACCTTCGATGATTTATGGAGTGCACTCAATGGCTGACAGCGGATTTAACCGCCCGACACTTCCCCAACTCATTACCCAAATCCGCAGTGACCTTAATTCTCGATTCCAAACTGATGCCGTTCTTCGCCGTACCGACACCGAGGTATACAGCCGGGTGCATGCGGCGGCTGTGCATACCGTTTATGGTTATATCGACTATCTAGCCCGCAACCTGTTACCTGATCAGTGTGATGAGGATTGGCTAGCGCGACACGGCAATATGAAACGCTGCCCACGCAAAGAACCCTCAACGGCGACCGGTTTTGTTCGCTGGGAGGGCGTCACCAACGGTATTGAAGTGCCTGCCGGCAGAGTAATTCAACGTGATGATTTGCAGGAGTACACCACCACGGCAGCGGCGACATCTGTTGCGGGTGTTCTGCGGGTGCCGGTGATTTGTTCGGTCGCTGGCACTTTGGGAAATACCGATGATGGTATCGGCATGGTACTGACTCAACCCATTAACGGCCTGCCATCGTCCGCAGCGGCTGACAGCATTGAAGGTGGTACTGATATTGAGCCGGTAGAAGAGTGGCGCGCGCGAGTCATTGAGCGGTGGTATTACACCCCGCAGGGTGGCGCTGATCCTGACTATATTATCTGGGCTAAAGAGGTACCCGGCGTTACCCGCGCATGGACTTATCGCCACTGGATGGGGGCCGGTACTGTTGGCGTTATGGTAGCCAACAGCAATCTGGAAAATCCAATACCGGATAATGCAGTGGTAACAGCTACGCGCGAGCATATTTTACCATTGGCTCCAGTGGCCGGAGCCAGTCTCTACACCTTTCCGCCGGTTGCCAAAGTGGTGCCGTTCCATATTCGACTCACACCAGATACGCCGGAAGTTCGCTATGCGGTTATAGCGGAGTTGCGCGCCATGTTCATGCGTGATGGTGTCCCCGGTGCAACATTGGATCATTCGCGTATTAGCGAGGCCATCAGTATTGCCACCGGGGAATATAAGCATGTTCTGGTGAGTCCGACCGATGATATCGATTTGGCTGCAACGGAACTGCCTATCGTGGGAGATTTTACGTGGACCTAACAGATGGCTATGCCCAGTTACTAACAAATCTTCTACCACGCGGCCCCGCATGGGAGGGTGATGACCCCCTACTGTTGGGGTTGGCTCCGTCATATTCCCGCGCACATCAGCGCGGGGACAGTCTGATGACTGAGATTGACCCGCGCACCACCACCGAACTGATCGACCGCTACGAGCAACTCACTGGCTTGCCTGATTCCTGTGCGCCAGCAGGCGTGCAGACTTTGGCCCAGAGGCAGCAGCGGCTTGATGCAAAGATTAATATCACAGGCGGGATTAACAAGGCGTTCTATCTGGCACAACTGGCGGCATTGGGCTACCCAGATGCCACTATCACCCAGTTTGAAAGTGATGTTTTTCGTTGCACCTCGGCCTGTATTGATTCGCTTTATTCAGAAGAGTGGCGGTACTGGTGGCAGGTCAACATGCCGACCGCCACGCAAATAATTGATATGACCAGTGTCTCATTGTGTACCGATAGCCTGAGAGCGTGGGGTGATACCACGGCTGAGTGCGTCATTAACAAACTTTGCCCCTCGCACACCTATGTGACTTTCCTATACCCGGAGTAACTACTTATGCATCGTATTGATACCCCAACCGCACAGGTTGATAAATTTGGCGCGGGCAAGAACGGTTTTACCCGTGGCAATCCACAAACCGGTGTACCTTCTACCGCTTTGGATGATGATTACTTTGATGCCATTCAAGAAGAGATAGCTGGAGTTATCGAAAGCACCGGAGCGCCGCTGAATAAAAACAACCGTGCGCAGTTATTAGCCGCTATTAACACCATCATCGCAAATGGTGGGGCTAATTTTCTAAAGAAGACTAACAACCTTTCTGAAATTAAATCTGCTGGCCCGGCTGCGGTTGAACAGACCCTCACTAACCTAGGATTGACGGGTATTGGCATTGGGTTGCTGAATCAGCCGACTATTGAAAATTTCGACTTTCAAACATTCGTATTCACTTCGGGAGCAAATTACATAGCCTCTTCTACAAATTGGCTAAATGTTCCAACTGAAATTAGTTACCCTGCAGGATTAGCTATTAGCATAAAAGTTGATTATGTAACTGGAACCCAGATTGGGCTTGAGATAAAACCTAGCACTGTAAGCAGCTCAAACTTCAGGGCTTGGTATGTACGGTTGGGCGGTTACCCCGGCTCTCGGACATATACAGCAAGAGAGATCAGAACATCAGCAAACAAAATCCCAGCATCGGGAACTGATGTTGCTACAAATGCGGAAATGCAGGTGGGAACAGCGGATAAGTTGGTTTCGCTAGTTGGGTTAATGAGTGTTTTCGGTAAGAGAACTTTCTCTGAAAATGACTATATTCGCATACCTGATGTGCCAGGCGGACTAATCATCCAATGGATGAAAATCAATAATTTTCCGGCGAACGTATTTCAAACGGTCACACTGCCAACCGCCATGCCACATCAATTACTTAATGTGGTTTCCACTATGTACTACGGTTCGCTTTCTGCAAGCGCTGAAGCTAACGCGCGCGTTACAGACTTTACATTAACGAGCTTTAGAGCAGCGGCAGGACTATCGTACACAACATCCCAAACCTTTATAGCGATAGGATATTAAGATGAATAATGTCTATTTTAGCGCCGCAACAGCGGGTTTTTACAGTGAACATTTAATAACTGATGGCTCGTATGATGACTCGCTACCCTCTGATGTCGTCGAGCTGACAGTGGAAGAAACCGAAACTTATAAGGGTGTAAATCCACCTGATGGGAAAATGCTTGGTGCCATTGATGGCCGACCTGCGTGGGTAGATTTACCACTACTGACAGATGAGCAACTTACAGAGATAAAGGCGATCAATGTAGCGCAAATTCAAAAAACCAAAACAAAATTGATTAGCGAAGTCAGCGATAAGATTGAAACGCTGAAAGACCGGATAGAGATGGGGCAGGATAAGGCCGCTGAGTTGAAGCTGTGGAAACTCTATCGTATTGCGCTTGATGATATTGATGTGAGTACAGCACCAGATATAGAGTGGCCAGTTGCACCTGATGCTGTTTTACCTGAAGCATAA